CAAGCACGGCAAGCGCACACGCTACTGCAAGGGTTGCGGATGGGAAAAGGTTGTCGTAGAGAAGCTGACGATGGAAGACGATCTGGCTGAGATTGACGCCAAGATCAATGAAACGCCTGCCGCTGTTGTAATGCCGTCGCCGATCCAGCCGCCAGATGAAGTTGTTGAGCCCGAGATTCAAACACTGTCGTTACCCAACTTGCAGTGGATGAAAGACGCAGAGAAGAATATAATCAAGGCTACGGGTATCCCAGCGGAACTGCTGAGTCCTGCTGTGGAGCGGGTCATTGAGAAAATTGCCAAGCCTTTGCCCGAAGGTTTACCAAAGTCCGAGGAGCCTGTTGTCGAAAAGGTGGTTGATGTTCTGCCGCCTTCCGAACAGAAGCCCAAGAAGCGGAGCCTGATGTCGCGAGTGAAAAAGCTGTTCAAGAAGATCGAATCGAAGAAATAGCCAGAATAACTCTGGATTTCTCGGCTTCTCGTGCAATGTAGTAGTGGAGGAACCACTATGAAATTGGCAAACAGAACAAATTTGAACAGCCAGCATTTACGGGCCATCATACTCAGGGTCGCCGAGATTGAGCAGCTTTCCGCCGCAGACAGGCAGCGCGTCTGTATCACGGTGAAGTATGGCAGGCACAGCAACTATCGCGAAGATACCATGTCCCGTGTATTCGCGTATTACAACAAGTGGGCTACGGTTCTCAGGGTTGTCGAGGGCATACTGCCTGACAAGAAAGTGCTGGCCAAGAATATTGCTTGGGCGTTTGCCGCGAATCAGAATGCCAACACATCGGCCAGCGACAAACATTATGGCTGGGGCTCAGGCTGGCAGCAGGAATGGGCATGGGCTGACGCCATGCCGCTTGGGTTTGAAGCTTCCGAAGTCAAGCCCGAGCCAGCCAAGGATGAAAAGATTCTTGCCGAAATGAAGCACTGTGTTCGTAGAATACAGGAGTGGGAAAGGAAGGCCAAGCTGGCGAAGACAAAGCAGAAGGTCTGGCAGAAAAAGTTCAATTATTACGAGCGGCGGCTCAAAGAAGGAAGGGTGACGGTGGAACGGTGAAGAATATATACACATTCTATTGCGGTGACGGGCGGAACGCCCAGAAGGTAAAGGCATTGTTATCGGAAGGCATCGACTTTGCGAAGGCAAAGAATGCCACCGTCTTTTGGGTTGAGTCGGGATTGTCGTTTGACGCGATAATAGACTGGGCAAAAAAGAAAGGAGTCGATATTCATATCGCTCAGGTGGAGGGCGGCAGGGATGCGATCTAGCAGAATAGGACTGGCGATCATGCTTCTACTTCTGGCTCTTATACCGCTTCTGGCAAGTGATTTCCAACTCAGGGAAGAGAACGATTTCTTCGGGTTGCCTGAGTCTGATTACTTCTACACACAGGGCATGGAACTGCGTTACCTTTCCGATCCCGTGGCAATGAACGGAACCAGCACGAGAAGCGCATACGGCGTTCGCAATGTATTCTACACGCCGCGAGACATCACGAACGCGGCACCACAACCCGATGACAGGCCGTGGGCTGGCCTTACCGCTGTTTCCTATGCGCAGTGGGAGTGGACGAAGGGCGAGTTTATCACGCGAGAATTACTTGCTGGTGTGGTAGGAGAATGGTCGCAATCCGACAACATACAAACATGGTTTCATCGAGTTATCGGTGGCCGCAAACCGATGGGCTGGACGAATCAGATTCCAAACGAAATAGTGCTGAATTACACCGAGGAGCACATTGCCAATATGTATGAGGTTGGCTTGCGCAGTGGCTGGTGTTCAGATGTTTCAAAAGTGTACGGATACTCGGTTGGCAACGCATTTGTATTTGCCGAGGGCGGCATTATCGGCAGGGCAGGCTGGCGCGTGCCTGACGACTATCGGGCACAACCTATCACGCCGACGATTGACAGGAATGCAAATGAATTGTCGGCGTATCTGTTCACGGGAGCCACAGGCAAGGCGGTTCTGCAAAATATCATGCTCGGCGGCAGTCTGTTTCAGAATGGCCCGTCGCAGGATTTGATGCCTGCGGTGTTGGACGCAAAGGCAGGATTTGCCTTTTCAGTGGGCAACATCTTGGGTTCAGGGACGGATTTCGACTTATCGTATCAGGTTATATGGCGATCACGGGAGTTCAGGGAACAAGAAGTGATAGAGAGCTATGGAAGTATCACACTCGGCATAGGAAGGAATTTTTAATGAGAGACAATCTCGGTGTGCTCCTGATGGAAGAAGCCGACGGTGTGATTGCCGTGCAACTGTTCGCCGATCCAGTGGACGGGCTCGCTCGTTTTGACAACTATATCGGCACTGAAGGCAAACTGCAACGGGCAAGATACCTGAACATAGTGGGCGACAAGGTTGAAATGAAAGTTAAAGATTTGCCAGTGAAGGATGAAAGCACTGGAGCATTCAGGCTTGGCGAAGGCTGGGTAAAAATAGAGGAAGATAAGAAGCCATGAAGCCGACAAAATACCTGATCCTGCTTAATAATGCAGGGGAAGAAATCCCTGTCGTGTTTGACGGCAGGCTATCTCATAAGGATGTTGCTGCCAAGATGGGCATGAAGGTTGTGTCTGCCGGGGCGTTCATTGTGATTTCGGGGTATGCTACTGGCGGTGGCGGTTCTATGACACTGAACATTATGGAGTCGAGGCCGCAGGATATGGACATAATTCGCAAGCTGATTGGAGCCAAATGAGCATAACGAAGGGCAACGCTTCAAAGCTTTCTGTTCGGCTTGGTGGATTCTTACACGATCCTGGTCGAGACAGATGCCAGTGCGGGCATATTCGCAGAAGTCATAATCAGGATTTGCCTTGGGCGCGGTGTGACAACACGGCCTGCCGTCACGAACATTGCAATTGCGAAAAATTCAAGAGTCACAACAAGGAGACAAAATGAGTGGTAGTGAAACAGCCAAGGTTCGGAGTATTCTCGCGCCGTATTGCCTCGGTGATGGAATCGACATAGGCTACGGCGGCGATCCGATTGTTCCCAATGCTATTTGTTTCGATTTGCCTCATTCGTATGGCCCAGTCGGAAATCATCCGCAACACCTGCATGGTGACGCCCGCAGTTTACCGTTCAAGAATGAGACTCTGGATTACGCCTACTCTTCTCATTTAATCGAAGACTTCTCGTATAACGATCAGGTGGTATTGCTTTACGAATGGACGCGGGTGCTCAGGATAGGCGGCATTTTGCTTCTGTGTGCTCCCGATCAGCAGAAGTATCTGGTGTATAATAGGGCGCATGGACAGATGGGAACGATCAATCAGGCCCATAAGGAGGCCGACTACTCACTGGCAACATTCAAGGAGCGCGTGTGGAGCAGGATGGCGGCAATGAGTGTTGTTCGGGAGTGGGACAATGTTGGCGACTACTGTTGGTGTTTCGCTGCAACGCGGAGGGCGTGAGGCATGGACTACTACGGATTTCTAAAACGAGTGATTGATGACGGTATTGCAGCCGCCAAAGCGGACTACAACAAGCCAGAGGAAAAAGAGCGTCTGGACGGCTCCGTAGAAGGCTTTGAAGCTTGCCGAGGCAAAGACCCTGCCGCGCTTTTTGAGTTGCTTACGAAGGCACAGAGGCGCACTGCCGAGGCTCGTGACGAGCGGCTGAATGAATACTGGCGAAGCCGTTGCTTCGAGGCGGAGGTGGAGTGGGTTTGTAATGTTATCAGCGCGTCTATGACAAATAGCGGTTTTCCCCCGATTGTTCCTGTTACGGCGAACGGCGTTGCACAGGCCGCACGGATACTCGCTGATGGCGCGGTTATCATCACTGAAGAAGCTCCGTTGTGAAAAACCTACATTATCTCTGGATTTTCGTCTTCCTGTTGCAATGTAGTCTCAAAGGAGAATTGTAATGGCAAGGAAGCATCAGATGTATTCACTATCCTGTTGGGTGGTAGTTGATAAAAGGAATAATCCTGTTGATGTCGTAGCATACAAGCGCAGGGATAGCGAGATTCAGAAAATGTATAAGCGTCTCGGCTGGATTTTTGTCAAAGGAAGCGTATTGGTGAAACTATGAGAAGGGGAGAAGGAGAATCAGGATATAAGGTAATCATCGACGAAGCCGACATGGAGCTGCTGAAGAAACTTGTGGGCAAGAAGGAAATGGAAGACGGCGAAATGTTCGGCTGGCGATACCAGCATTCCATTGGACGCGGTAAAGCCAAGGTGGATGTGTCGGAATGGGACGGCGATACTGTGAGCAAGCTTCAGGAGCTTCTCGCGAAGAAGGCTGCCGCTGGCGACCGTAGCGCAGCCATGTCATCCAAGGTGCTGGCTCAATGGGTAGAGATACGGCGAAATCCCGATGGTGCGACAGTAAATCGTTTTGAGAATCTGGTTGCCGCGCTGAAGGCGTATGTTGGCAAGTCGGAACGCAAATGGATTTTCAGCCAGACAGAAGATGGGAATCTGGTTCCGTGGTTTGTTAGCAGTATCGAATATCACCCGCCGGGTGCGTATTCCCTTCAGAATGTTTCTTTGAGTCTCAGGGCTTTGAATATCACCAATGGCGAAAAGGGGTGCATTGATTCATGTATCCGTCCTAATGATTTCGACAAGAATATGAAGATGTCCGAGTTGCTTGCCAAGAAAGGTATGTATCTGGAAACACCCGAGCGGATAAAGTCTCTTCAGGGCGAAGTGGAGAAGTTCAAGAAAATCTGTGAAGAAGACGGACTTCAGCTTAATGTGCGCGGGAAAGCAGAACTGGTAGAGGGATGGAGCCGTCGTGGCTTTCGCACTGTTGGCCAAGCAGGCCGTGATGCCAAAATGGTTGTCGATCCACAGCAGAGCGAAAAAGACATTTCTTCGATTGCATACTGCGAATTTTGGGACAAGAACGAAGAGAAGTTATGGGAACTTCCGATTCATCCCATTCTCGATCTTTTCGATCTGGATGAGCATGCGCATTACAGGGCGCATATCAACAATGTCGAGCGGTATCAGTATGATACTACCGTGGGAAATAAACTCGTGCTGCCGCAGGAGGTCAAGGAGTTCATCGAGACAATCATCGAGCACAGCCGAGATAAGTTTCGGGATATTGTGAGCGGCAAGGAAGGCGGCACGATTGTATTATTGGAAGGCCCACCCGGCACGGGTAAAACGCTCACCGCAGAGGTTTATTCGGAAGTCATGCAGCGTCCGCTCTATCGCGTGCAGTCAAGCCAGCTCGGATTGGATGTCGATGCGATAGAAAAAGAGCTTCAAAAAGTTTTGGAACGCGCCGAACGCTGGGGCGCAATCCTGTTAATAGACGAGTCTGACGTTTATGTACACGAGCGCGGCGACAACATTATTCAGAATGCCATCGTGGGCGTATTCCTTCGGGTGCTGGAATATTACAGGGGAGTGTTGTTTTTCACAACCAATCGCGGTTGTGTTGTTGATGACGCCATCGTCAGTCGGCTGACAGCAAGGCTTCGGTATCAGTCGCCATCTCCCAGCGAGCAGAAAACACTGTGGAGTATCCTGTCCGATCAGAACGGGGTTAAGATACCCGCTGGCGAGATAGATCGAATACTCACTGTTCTGCCGAAACTGTCTGGCAGGGACATCAAGAACTTGCTGAAGCTGGCCTTGGTTGTTGCAAGCAAATCGAAAAAGCCCGTGGACGCCGAGATGCTGAAAAAACTTTCTTTTTTCAAGCAAACTGAAAAAGAGATTCAATAACTCTGGATTTTCGCCTTCCTATTGCAATGTATCAGTGGAGGGCAAAGATGTATTACGCTACAGAAAATCAAGTCGAAGAAGCCATGAAGGTTGTTGCTGCGTGGCTGTCCAAGAACCGCAACATTAAGATTGTCTATCATAATTCCACTGCGGTTGATGCCGATATTTTCGCGGGTGTGATCCGAATTCCGAGAATGGCCTGCGCGTCTGGAATTACTCAGGAAGCTCTCAATCTCCTGCGTCATGCGATCTACCACGAAGGCGGACACATCGCCGAAACTCGTCTCGACAAATCTGAATATCCAAAGGGTGCCAAGTTTGAAATATTTAACGCTTTGGAAGATCGCAGAATGGAACGAAGGGTCGCCACCGATCACGAGGGTTGCGGCCCCGTGTTCCGCTGGGCGACTGAATACTATAACAAGCGCATCGCTGGGCAGATTATCGCAGGGCAAGGCCAGCCGCTCTGGGAAGCTCTTTGTGCGATGGCTATGATGGTTGAAGGCACTCGTCCTTTATGGAAGCTGACTCCGAAGGCCGATGTTTACTTCAAGGCGGCATACAATGAGTTTTCTCAGATTCGTTTTGCGAAAAGCGCGAAGGACAGCTTGGAAATTGCCAAGAAGGTTTACGAGTTGCTGAAAGAAGAGAACAAGAAGTTCAACGAAGAGAACAAGCCGCAACCGAAGTCCCAGCCTAAGCAGGATAAGGAGCAGAAGCCCGAAGAAAAAGAGAGCGATGAGAATCAGTCGGGCGGCTCTGGCGAGAATGAAGAGCAGGAATCTGGCGAAGAAGATTCCGATGAAAATCAGTCCAGTGGCAGCGGCGATCTTGACGATGAAACCGAGGAAAAGGAAACCGAGAGCAAGAGCGGCTCCGACGAAGAAGATTCTGAAGACAAGGCCGACAAGGATGATGAAAAAGATTCCGATAGCAAAGATGAGTCTGAGAATGAAGAGTCTGAGGGCAAAGAGAGCAAGGCCGACGAGCCTGACGCCGATGATTCCGACAAGAAGGAATCCGAGAATAGCGCGGACGGTTCGGACGATAAAGACGACGACGAAGAAGAATCTGAAAACGGTGATGCCGATGACGATGATTCTGGTGATGCTGGCGATGAACAAGAATCCAAAGGTGAAGAAAAGGGCGGCGGCAAGGGCGAAAGTGAAAAAGCTGAAGACAAGGCCGACAAGGATGAACAGAAAAACGAGGATGAGGAATCGCCAGCAGAAGAAGACAAGGAAGCCGACGAGCTTGCCGAGAAACAGGCGGATACCAAACTGGAAGATGAGACTGACGGCCTGAGCAAAAAGGATGCTCTGGATGAAGAGTTGAAAAAGGAATTTGAAAAGCTGACTCCCGAGGATTTGTCTTACTTGGCGAATCGTGATGGTGATATTCACAATGTGCCGCCCGTATCGGATTATGACAGGCCGGGTTTTGAAGCAGAGCGGGCACAGATTTCGGTGAATGTGGCTTCTCTTACCCGCGCTTTCGAGCAGGCCCTGCGGGCGATCACTCGATGCCGCAAGGAGCCCTATCAGCGTCACGGCAAGATTGATAAGAAACGGTTCGTAGCAATCGCCAAGTCTCTGTCCAAGGAAGTTTTCTCGCGGCAGAAAGACGGCGAAGAGATTTCCACCGCTGTTGAAATAGTTATTGATGAGTCGGGCTCCATGAACGGTGAGATTCACGATGTTCGGCTGCTGGCCATAGCGATAGGGGAATCGCTGTCCAAAGTTGGCGTTCCGTTTGAAATTACTGGAACAACTACCCAGTTCGGGCAGGACGATAGCAGGATACCGCCGATGGACGGAATGAATCGCACGAACCCGATTGTGTATAATCATTACAAGGCATTTGATGAACACTGGGATGTTGTGAAATCGCGGCTTATGCAGATGAGGGCAAAGAAGCACAATGTTGACGGTGAAGTCGTGGAGTATGCCGCGATGCGTCTGGCAGGCCGCAATGAAAGCCGCAGGGTTGTATTCAGCTTGAGCGACGGCGAGCCATGTGCGGGGCAATACAATGACGATGTTATGGGGGCCAACCTGAAGCGGGTTTGCGAGCGGTGCCGCAAGAATGGAATCGAGGTCTACGGGATAGGACTCGAAACGAATGAACCTGCTCAGTTTTACGGGGAAAAGTATTTCCTGTATCTGAACGATGTTTCCGAAATGGGCGGTGAGTTTGTGAAAAAGATTGTCAGTGTGATAACTGCGGGCAGGATAAGCGTATAATGAAGGGATGAAGAAAATGAAGATGAATCTAGTTGCGCATTACGAAGAAGGCACGAGCGACAAGATATACATGGCGTGCATTCGCGCCAATGCCGATGGCACATATACCGTACTGGGCAAGTGGGGCCGAAATGGCCGCACGCTTTCCAGTATGGTTAAACTGACGACACGCGATGCGTTCATGGCAAAGAATGCTCAGGACAATCTGTTTGCCGAGAAGATGGCCAAGGGCTATGTGGATATTGATTCGGCAGCTTATCGTGGCAGTGTCACGCGGAACGATCCGTGTGTTCGTGAATCGATGGAGCTGGAAGCCAATGATCCAGCCCCGGTGCAAAAGAAACCGACACCGCAGGAAGAAACGGAAAAGTTGCTGGACAACATGAGTAAGTCTGCGAAGAAGCAAAAGGCGTTCGGCGATGTTGCGGTCTGCGTGGACAACACCGGCATCGAAGACAAATTCGATGAGGGTATTGAATACCTTTGCGAGCCGCATAAGAATTCCGACATGCTGTATGTGTATGATCGTTTCGCTCAGAAGCAGGAGTATATGAAGAATCGTTTCTCTTCTGATTAAAGGTGACGAAATGATTTTCGCGGTATACAAAGGCAACGATCCGAAGCTGACGCAAGGCAAGATTTATCTTGGCTCGCCAGCGATGGATTCTGCCGACATTCTGGATACCAGCACTTTCGCTGTTACCGATGATACGGGATGCAAACATCAAGTCAACAGAGACGAAAACAAATGGGAATTTCTGCCGCAAGTGTATGCTGTCGTTGTGAAGCAATTTAATGAATTTGGGATCGGCGATGTAACACTGATCGAAGATACCACGATAGACTCTTTCACGAAGAGGGTGTTTCTTTTACCTGCGGGATGGACATTCCGTGATGCCAGTTATTTCGTGCTGCTAGACAGGACAAATGTATTTCCCGGCCTATGCGTCATGGAGGGTGTTACAGGCGACTGGAAGGAAGTGTTGCGGGTAGATGAGGCCCTGTGGATCGCGGTCGATCCTGATGGCGTCCAGCGTTCTCTAACCGAGTTCAAATTCGCGGTTGCCGATGGTGGAATTCTAACGATGCCGTTCGTTACTTGTATTGACGACACTGGTGAGCCGAGGCTTACACGGGGTAAGCACTACTTCTTGAGCCGATGTGACGGGATGTGGTTGATCGAAGACAACACTGGGAAAAAGAATGAATACTCATCAGCGCGCTTCAAGATGGGCTGACAAAAACCTGCATTATCTCTGGATTTCTGCCTTCCTGTTGCAATGTTGTTGTGGAGGGCAAATCATATGAGTACCAAAGCTGAAATACAACAAGTCGTTGAGAAGATTGAAAAAATACTGGGCGGCAGCGGCCAACTCACTGTATCAATCAATGATCCAATGATCGCCGACATTGTGCCGATTATTGGGCGGGCCGAAGTTCGGTTCGAGATGGCCAAAGCCAAGATTGCGATCAGCTATCCTAAAGGTAGCAACACAATCATCATTTCGCGGATTGGCAGTGTTCAATCCGCACCAAAGCCGAAGGCCAAACAAGAAGTTGAACCAACCGCAGTGCCGCAACCGAAACGCACACAGCACTCATATGTGCCGCCGAAGGTCGCCAAGGATTTAATCGATGTGATTCTCGACGAAGCCAGTCATGTGATGTGGTTGACGGGGCCGACACAATGCGGCAAGACCGTATTAGTCCATCATATCACCCAAAAGGTTGGCAGGAAGCTTTACCAGATCAACTGCCGTGGTGACATGGGTTCTGAAGCTTTCTTCGGCGAGAAATCCATTACGATTGACGATGCCACAAAGCAGAACAAGATTGTGTTCGTGAAAGGTCTTGTCGAACAGGCGATGGTTGAAGGGCTCGATGCTGATGGGAACGAAGTGGGCGAGGCTGGTGTTCTTTTCATCGATGAAGCTGCTGCAATGCCTGCGCATGTGGCCATCGGAATCAACAGGTTATTGGAATCCGATGACCCCCGCCGCACGCTGGTAATCGCCGAAGATGGCGGCAGAATCGTGCGTAGTCACAGCAAGTTCAGAATCATTCTCGCTGGTAACACTGTCGGGCGCGGTGCAACAAGTTCCGAATCTACTGTGTATACCGCGCAGATGGATGCGCTTGATATTTCCTTGCTGAACCGTATCGCGGTTTGCTTCCGCATGGGATATGACAGGAATGTCGAGCGGCACATCCTGATGGAAAAGATTGGCGATGACAAGGTTGTCAATCAGGTGCTCAAGTTCCGTGATGCCATTCGGGGCCACATCAAGAGCGGCAAGCTGTCGAGCCCGTTCAGCACCAAACGGCTTGTGGACATCGCCAACATGTATCGCGTGTTTCGCGATCTGGGCAAGGCGATATTCTACACGGCGTTTGAACAGTTGCTGCCCGAGGAGAAGCCGATTTACAACGAGCAGTGTGTGGCGATCATCGGCAAGGATATTTTGCAACAGTTTACTGAAGACAATGTGGATTACTTGTAATTTCAACACCGAGGATTTGCCCTCCAAGGTGCTCGGCGGGAAGCGCAACTTTCCCGCCTTTTTCTTTTTGCTTGTCAGATATTCTACTTTGTCGTAGGATAAAGCCGATTTTCTTAAATATGGAGGATTATCTATGGTCGCCGAGAATTGTGCGCAAGAGCTATCTGAACCAGATTTGAGACATGATCGTTACGCGGTATATCATCTGATAGGCAAGCAAATCACCTTCAACACCCCATCCCGAAACTCGCGCCAATGCACAGGAATCGCTCAGAGAGTGTGCCGGGACATATTCTCAAGTATGGTGGAACTAACCGTCAATGGACGGACGTTCCGCTTCAAGGAACCAACCGCGATTGCGAAAATAGGCAACGCGGTTGTTTTCGTTTATGGGCGACATGCTAATGACGATATGCAGGATAACGAGCTTTATTCTTACCTGCGTGAAGCGGCTTATCGGGGCGAGACGATTGACAACATCATCCACAACACAATGCCTTCTCGCGTCAAGCTATTGCGGTTCGATGTGCAACCAGCCGCTGAGGCCGCAGTGGCATCCTGATCCATCCTGTCTTTTTTCTCAACGACTTCAAGCCTTCCTACGTATAATGTTTTTGGTTGATTGAAAAAGTTTCAATTTCTCTGGATTTCCGCGTTTGTTCTGCAATGTGTATATGAACAGCACAAACAAACGCGGCAAGGCCGCAAAGGAGAAAATCATGAGTGGAAGTTTCGGTTCTAATGTGTGGTGGACGGTGCCAGCTCTGGTAGTTGACGGCAAATTGGCGCAAGCGGTTCTCGTGGCGAACGGCTTCGACAAATCGGCGATCCCGTTGCCAACACGACGCGAGGTGGTGCGCAGGGCTGCTGACAGTTTCGCCAACAGGCGCGTTCGGGATGACAAGAAGATTACCGAGAAGGCTCGGGAAAATGCTGATGAGGTGTCATACGGCATCCTCGATTTCAATCAGGATGATTCCGAGCGCGTCAGCTATCGCCAGCACACACTCGTCAAGTTGGACAAGGCGAGCGGCAGGGTTTCTGCCGAGGGCGATCTGGCCGATAAGGTGTTGGAAGCGGTTGCGGCCTACGAAGGCAAAATCAACGATAGCGATGTTCGGGCCTTCTTGCTGAAAGTCGTGGCCCAGTGCTACGGTGTGGCCAAGCGGCCTTCTGGCGGCATCTACTTCATCCCCGAGAAATATGTCGAAAAGGTGCAGGCTGTGCGTAATGTGCTCAGGGAACTTGGGACGGGTGCCAAGATTTACGTCGAGGGAGTCATCAACGGTGTGCAGGAGCGGCAGAATGTATGGGAGTCCGTTGAAGACGAAATCAACCAGCGCATCGAGGAGACGCTGGCGGCAGTGGGCAAAATAGGGAAGCGCGTAAATGCGGCGAAGGACAAGGAGAGCGAGTTGGAGGGGCTCAAGGAACTGATGGAGGCGTATAAGGGTTTGCTCGGCGAAGAGGCGAAGTATGAGGGCGTCGCCGATAAGATCGAGAATGCCGTGAAGCAGGTTGCTGAGAAAATCAGCCAGCTTCGGCAGGCAGCGTAAGGGTGGACAAAGGGTGGCGGGGCCGACTGCGAGATAAACTCCAGCGGCCCCGCTAGGGCTTTGAAGAAAGGCTGAGACGATGACGAAGAAAGAAATAGAGAAATTGCTCCGAGAGCTGTATATAGCCTCCAAAGATTTGTGTGACAGTTGTGGCGATAATTACGGTTCGGAATCAGCCGACAACGGCGAGTATTCAAAACATTTCAGTGACAAAGCTCAGGAGAAACTGGAGCAGGTGCTTCGCAAGACGTATGATGTTCTGAAGCCGAAACAGGGGAAGACGAAATGACGAAGAAGGAATTCGGCGAATTGCTGAGGCTTATGATAGCCGTGACAAGAGTGATGGCTATCAGCCAGCCGAGAATGCAACCAATTATAGCGAAACTGAAGAGAGTGCTTCTGGAGGTTTACGGCGATCTAAACAAACCAGTGTCAAAGCCGACGAGGGTAAAAAGAGCGTTCAAGGCTGACAGGCAAACCGAGGGATGGATAAAAGTCATTACCAAAGGAAATAAGAAATGACAAAAAAAGAAGAGAGAGTGCAGGAACTAGAAGGCTTGATCCGATATCATGCCGATTTGTATTTCAACCAGAGCAAGCCAGAGATTACCGACGCCGAATACGACTCGCTGGTTGACGAGCTGAAGAATCTCGATCCGACGAATCCAGTGTTGCAGGAAGTCGGCGCGGTGCCGTCCTATGGGCGCAAGGTGAAGCACTCGCAAATCATGGGTTCGCTCGACAAGGAAACTACTCTTACGGGAATTGACAAGTGGTATAACAGCCATGCGGCAAAGAGCGACGGTTTTATTGTCACCCCGAAGATAGATGGGCTCAGTGTGAGGCTTGTCTACCGCAACGGCAAGTTCGTAGAAGCAGCTTCTCGCGGGGATGGCCTTGTCGGCCAAGACCTGTCCGATAACATACGGGCGATCAGCAGCATTCCGAAGTATGTCGCAACATTGGCGTCGTATCCCGAGATTGAGGTTCGCGGTGAAATTTACATGTCGAAATCCGCATTCAATTTGCTTCGGGAGACTGGGGCCGTGGAATTCGCCAATCCGCGCAATGCGGCATCTGGCTCGTTGATGGCCAAAGACGCGGCAGTTACGGCATCCCGTGGATTGAGCCTGTTTGTCTACGATGTGATTCTGTTTTCTCGTCAGTTTGAAGCAGAGAAAGACAAGCGGGCGTGGATGACGACGAATCTCACTGGTTTTGATCTCGTGGAAGCGCAGGCTGTATTCCCGAAAGATTTTCAATCGCTGGCCAACGCATGGGAAGTTCGGCGACTCAAGCTGGATTACGAGATTGATGGACTTGTGCTCGCGCTGAACTCGATTGCCGATCAGGATGAGGCGGGCTGGAATGGCAAAAGGCCCCGTGGTAAGCTGGCCTATAAGTTCCGCCCTGAGCAGAAGACGGCCACGGTTCTCCAGATTGACTGGCAGGTGGGCAGGACGGGCAGGCTTACGCCGATGGCTCGTATTGAACCCACGCTGGTTTCAGGTAGCACTCTGAGCAACATCACTCTTCACAATGCGGCCAATGTGCGGATACTGGATGTTGCCGCAGGGGACGATGTATTGATTTGCAAGGCGGGTGAAATTATTCCGCAGATTATCCAAACCGTTGATCGCACGAACAGGAAAGGCCCGACAATACTGACATATGTTCCATGTCCGTCTTGTGGCGAACTGACAGATTACGACAAGGATGACGAAAAGAAGGTCAACCTGTGGTGCCGCAATCCGATCTGTCCCGCGCAACTTGAACGCAGGGTATTGCACTATGTCAAGACGCTGGACATTATGGATGTCGGCATTGGCACTATCTCGGGGCTGTGCGGCGCGGGCTTCATCAAGGATGTCCCCGATCTGTATGATTTGACGCTCGATCAGATTAAGGAAGTCACGGGCGGACAGCAAGCGGCAGAGAATGTGCTGACGGCCATACTGGAAAAGAACAAGATACCGCTCGCGGTGTTTCTCGATGCGCTCGGCATTGATGGCCTCGGGACGACAACATCACGGGATGTGGCGAACAACTTCAAGAAGCTGAAGGCTGTGATTCATCTTGCGGATGTTTTCAGTGCCGCGCAGGAACTGATGGCGATTGACGGTATTGCCGATGTGACGGCTGCGAAGATTATCGGCGGCTTGAAGACAATGGGGCCGATGATCGAGCGGCTGACTCAGGTGATAGATGTGCTGGATGTGCAGGAAGCTACGGGTAAGCTGGCGGGGAAGACATTCTTGATTACTGGCACGCTGTCGGAGCCGAGGAAGGTTTTCGAGAAGCTCATCGCCGATAATGGGGGCAGCGTGGCTTCGGGAGTCAGCAAGAATCTGGGCTATCTGATTGTCGGCGAAGACGCGGGGAGCAAACTGGACAAGGCGAAGAAGCTGGGCATCACGATACTGAACGAGCAACAGTTCAAGGAGATGATCGGGTGAAGAAGTTTCATTCCAACACAACAAAACAGGTGGTTTGGTTCGACCCAAAGGATGTTATTTCTATGACTCGACATCCCAAGGAAGTCTTGGCAGGAAGAGAGCCGACGCTGTTTACTCGGGGACTCGAAGGGATGGAGTTTCCCGCTTTTACAAAGGTAACACTCAAGAACAAGCAGCAGTTCCATGTGCTGGAGACTCCCGAAGAGATAATGGGAGACACAAGTTCAAGGAAATGCTGAAATGAAAACGAAAGGCAGAGACACATCCGCGTTGCTGTGGGAGCTACGGCTCATCGTGGGCAGAAAGAATCTGGCCGTGTATAACATCTATGTCAGAAGGGCGGGATATGGCATCTCGTATGCCAAAGCTGCTGACGTGGATACCAAGTCGGATTGCGAAATGTTCACTCATGGGTCAACGGTATATCACTACTACCCGACACTCAGGCGGGCGGTCGTCGGCGAAATAAAGATGTGGAAGGGAAAACGATAATGGCGAAAGAAGCTATATGTGGAATAAAGGAAGTGCCGGAATACGGCAAGGTGTATACGACATCGGATTTCCCGACGATCATCTGGCTTCTTTGTAACGAAATGAGGCCTGTAACGAATGTCCGCTCACCTGATGGCAGGATGGTTTTATTGTTCGAGAACGCCGAGAAATGCGCCGATCTTGCTCACAAGATGTTGTTCAACGACGATGTGAAACTGTCTCGTGCTTTGACTGAAATAAAAAGAGTCAGGCAGATTTTAAGACAGGAATAAGCATGATCGGCGAAGTATACAAAGTGTACTGGCGCGGCACGCACCCCAAGTCGAAGAAGGTGTTCTTCGATGGCAAGTTTGCCAGCAGGAAGACCGCTCGGCGGTGGTGCCATAACCACCAGTATCAGCATGAAGGATTTGTGATTGTGCATCCTGACGGCACGGAAGAGCAGTGGAGATGGAAGGAGAAACTATGATTTACGCAATTGACTCAGCGGTGACGAAGATGAAGTCTATTCCGCACGGGAAAGACTATCGGGTATGGATGAGCAAGCTCTCCGCAGACGAGATAGCGGCTATGCGTTCGGCAATCGAGCGGTATGTCGAGGGCAAGCAGGTCTTCACTTCCAGTCATATTCCCGGCAACGATTGGGCGGGCACGGTTTTTATGCCGATCTGCGAAAAGGCGTGTGGCTTCAATGAAGAAATGGCCGCCTGCTGCTTTGGACTTCTGGTGTGGGAAGTGTTAATGGAATCGGACAAGCAATGGGCATTCAGGAAAAGCTGTGAGATTCGCGGCATCGAATGCAAGGGCATGACATACTATCGCATTGATGTCCCGCCAGAAGCACAGGAGGCGAAGTTACGATGATAATGCCAGAGCTGATGGAAATTTATCGCTGTGCCCGTCCGAGCGGCACCCACACGAAAGATGAAATCAAAAGGTGGGGCGAGCATATTCTAGGCATTGACTCGTTTTCGCCACGGCGGCTTCAGGAACTTGTGGATGACCCGGACGACGGCATTGACGTGTTTCTCGCAAAGGCGTGTCGCAGTTGTGTTGACCGGGATAGGCCGTGTTCATTTTGCCTGAATGGATGCAGGGCGTGGAAGGAGAAGTCATGAACGAAATACGCGACAAGCTGATTGCGGCAGGGGTGAAGAACCTGCAAGAGTTCGGGTATCCGTCCTGCAACAAGGACAACATTCTGACGGATTATGTGTTCAGCAGGTTCTTCCTGTCCATGCTGGAAGAAAACAAAGGCCACGGGAAGGACATCGACGCGGCGATTGGCGAGCTGATCGCCCAGTGCGGGCAGAAGGAGAAGAAGGATGAAAAAGGACGATTGGAAAACAATTCTGTTCCACGAAGAAGGAATCTTAAACACAAGGGCGCATGACAGCAATGTCGTGCATATACGAATCTCGAAGGACAACTGGGATTTCAGGGTTTTATGCGGCAGAACGATCAGGACTGGAAGCACAAAGTTCCCGTTCAGTGTTGGGTGGGGTGGACAGAATATTACTCGGTGCCAGAAGTGTCTGCAAAGATATCAGAACAGGATCGTGTAGCTGCGGCGTATAGTGTGATGAAAGGCAGAATAACACAAACAGAGAAGGAGTGAGATATGAGTATATTATTCAATCCATGAAAAATGGGAATTTAACTCCCGATCAGATCGGTCGGGCGAGTGCGAAAAAAGTTTGGTGGCTTTGCGAGAAAGGACACGAATGGCAGACTGCTGTTAAAGAAAGAAGTAGGGCGAGAAGTTCGGGCTGCCCTCTCTGTTTTTGTCAGGCTCACTCGGAAAGGATGATGGGTAATGATTTCAGAATTCGAGGATATAAAGCAAGAATGTCAGAGAAGAAATGACATTCTTCACAAGAAGCAGATCGAAAACGATCTACTAGGAAGACAGATAGCTGAGTGCGAATCAAAGATAATTCGTCTTGCTGGAGAGTTGTCGATAGCGCAAGAGGCTCTTGGGTTCATTATGAGTTTCGCTGACCAACGCAGGGGAACCATGAAGGGAAAAATCGAGTCCGTCATTTCCGAAGCTGTTCAGTTGATCTACGGCAAGAGCTACCGAGTCGAACTGTCTTACTCGGTGAAGAACAACCGATCCTGTCTGGAAATCGAGATGGTGCGCGATATAGCAGAGGGTGAAGTGCGGCGAGACATGGTTGGCTTCGGTGGCGGCATGTCGGATACGATTTCCGTTCCGTTGCGGCTAATGGTGCTGCTGGGTTCCAAGCAGACGGACAGGGTATGCGTCTTGGATGAGTGCTGGAAGCACATGGATTTGGAGCGCATCGAACTGGTTGGAAAATTCCTGCGGCTTCTGACGGACAAGCTCGGTATGCAGATTATCATGTGTTCTCACCATGAGCGGCTCAGGGATTTTGCAGAGCGGACATATGAGGTGACAGAAAGTGACGGTGTATCTTCGGTGGAAGTTTTCTAGCAGAGAATCGTATAGTGTGGGCGTGGAAAAGAGAAAACAGTTGTTGACAGAAAACGCTTTGTGTGAGATATTCATTTTATGACATTGAATAAAGCAGCTCAAGAGCTTGGTAGACTTGGAAAAGGCATTCCGAAAACTCTTACCAAGGAAGAGCGTCAAAGACGCAGGGAACACATGGAGCGACTGAATAAACTGAGACGCAAGAAATGATAGCCCACAAAATAGAGCTAAGGCCAAGTAAATCGCAGGTTGCGTATTTCAAACAAGCCTGCGGCACCGCTCGGTTCGTTTACAACTGGGCTCTTTCTGAATGGAATCGCCAATACGAAGCCGGTGAAAAGCCGACAGCCTACAAACTAAGAAAGCAATTTAATGCCATCAAATACCAGCAATTCCCGTGGCTTGAGTTGATCCATCGTGACGCCCATGCCTTACCATTCCTTAATCTTGGCAGAGCTTTCACGGCTTTTTTCAAAGGTGTTTCTAAGCATCCAATATTTCACAAGAAGGGTATCCATGATTCGTTTCAGATAGCCAATGAAAAATTTCATATCGAAGGTAAAAAAGTACGATTGCCAGTTATCGGCTGGATACGCCTGAGAGAGCCACTGCGCTTCCAAGGCAAAATCATGTCGGGCACCGTATCAAGAACTGCGAACAAATGGTTCTTATCCGTCTGTGTTGATGCGAAGCCGATCCTGAAGCCAAAGACTGGCGACAAACAACTCGGTGTTGACTTGGGAATCAAAAACACAATGACTATTTCCGATGGCCGACAGTTTCAAGGCCCGAAATCACTGGCTAAAAACCTGAAACGACTGCAATCCAAATCACGGCAGTTATCCAAAAAAGTCAAAGGCTCCAAAAATCGAGAAAAAGCCAAGCTTCGCTTGTCCAAACTGCATTACCGAATTTCTTGTCAACGAAACGATTTTCTACACAAGGCCACGACAATGCTGGTGCGCGAAAGCCAAGCCATCTGTATTGAAGACCTTGCTGTGGAAAATATGGTAAAAAACCACAAACTGGCCAGACACTTGATGGACGCCAGTTTTGGTGAAGCAAGACGACAGTTCGAGTACAAATCCGTATGGTATGGCACTGAACTACATACTGCCGATAGGTTTTACCCGTCGAGCAAAACCTGTAGTGGCTGTGGCAATATCAAACAGGATTTGAAATTGTTTGACAGGGTATATCACTGCGAAAACTGCGGTTTAACAATTGATAGGGACATCAATGCCGCAATTAACTTACGAAAACAACTACCGATGGCTAGTCGGGAAGTTAAGCCTGTGGACAGCACGGTATCGCTGGATGAAGCAGGAACTAAATCTGTGCCAATGTTCGCATTTGCATAGTGGAAAGGTAGCAGCGAAGACCAAGTCGGAAACCAGCTTTTGCGAACAAATGCGGAAAGGTAAACAAACTATGACAACGAAGCAATTGAGAATCATCACGGCAAAGGCTGATATAGCCGAGATTGTGGATGAAGGTGCGAAGATTAAATCGGAAATCGACGCCCTCACCGAAAAAGACAAGAAGTTCAAGGCGAAGATAGCCAGCTATGTGGAAGACGAGATGGACGAAGGTGAAATCAGCGTTCGTCTGGCGGGCAATAAGTCAATCGCTGTTGTCACCGCTATGGAAAGCTACGAAATAAGGGCATCGTCGCCGAGCTATGCTGGTGCGCAAATTGCGATTTCGGCTGGCTTGCTGGCCGATGTTGTGAAGTGTGATCGCAGCCTTGCCGTGCCGCTGGCCGAGATTGACAAGGCTGCGGAAATATTGAAGAAGGCTGGAATTTCCGCGCTGGTGAGTGAAACTTATTCCGTGAATCCCGAAGCGTATCGGGATATGTCGGATAACATTGGTGTGTCTCCGAATGTCCTTCAGGCCCGTGCGGCACTCAGGGAATGCACATCGAAGAATGTCACATTCAGGGTTAAGTATGAGAAGGACAAGTAACCTATGGCCAAGAAAGAAGACACTGCTGTAAACGAGAAGGAATTTTCCTTCCAAGGGTGCTACGGGGAGAAGGTGCTGTATTCGCAGCTCATCGACTTCCTGCAAGACGCATTTGACGCCAATGCCGATGTTGAGGCGAGCGGCAGCGACGAGCGGTTCGCAACCTGCATCTGGTCGCACGCGGGAGCGGGTAAGACATCAATCGTAAAGCAGCACTGCAAGCATCCCGTGACATGGCGCGGCAAGCAATATGACGGCTACAAGGTCTACGATGTGCCGATTGCCCAGTTTGAGGAAATGGGAGACCTGCACGGCATGCCCGCTCGGCATATCCTGATGAGCAAGCAGAACGGCAAAGGCCCAGTGGAACGCTGGATTCCAGAGGAGGTAGTTCAGGGCTATATCTCCGACGGCTGGCAGATGGAGCACAGGGCTGGCATCCGCACGATGTATGCGCCGCCTGACTGGGTTCCCACCGAACCCGGCCCGTCGATCCTGCTGCTGGACGACTGGAATAGAGCGTCCGTCCGAATCATCAAGGGTATCATGCAGCTTTTGCAGAACTACGGCATGGTGAGCTGGAAGCTGCCCGAGGGCTGCAATATTGTGCTCACTGGCAACCCCGACGAGCAGGACTATCTCGTTACATCCATCGACTCTGCTATTCTCACGCGCATACGCAGTATCACACTCAGGACGGATGCGAAGGAGTGGAGTGTGTGGGCTGCATCACAAAAGCTGGATTCGCGGCTCATCAGCTTTGTGCTGAGATATCCCGAGATGATGATCGGCCCCGAGCGCACGAATCCACGCACTCTTTCGGAAGTGGGAAGGTGCGTGAAGCGCATACCCGATTTGTCCACCAAGGAAAACCAGATTCGATTCAAGATGATGGCCAGTTCCCTACTGGACGATCAGACGGTTTCAACGCTCATGGTGTTCATGGAGCGCGATGTCGAAATGATTATCGAGCCCGAGCAGATACTTGAAGGCCGAGACAAGGAAGGCATGCTGAAGCACATCAAGAAGCTAATGGGTGGCGTCGAGAAGCGCGTGGATGTGCTGGGCGTCATCTGCGACAGACTCTTTGCGCACATTGTGCAGCCTGACATCGTGCCCGACAAGAAGACAATCAAGAACTTTCAGGACTTCCTGTGCATCGACGAAATTCCCGAGGACATGCGGCACAATCTCTGTATGCGCATAGCCCGCGTGCGGGATGCGAATAACGCAGGGCGCGTGCAGCAGTGGATTATGTACAACGAGCGGCTGAAGAAGCTCATCATGGAAATCGTGTAGGGGCTCAGATGGCAACCATGACAAACATGATTGATAAAATTAGGAGAATGAAGGAGAGGGCATCTTTAGGCTCTTCTACTGTGCTCCCGCGATCAACCGAGCCGAAATTGACAACAGCGGAGGCGTTATCCGTATTCGGTCATACAGGTTTTAGGCCCGATCAAGAAGAAATAATCAACGAAGTCATCAATGGTCGAGATGGAGTTCTTGTTGTTTTTCCGACAGGGTATGGCAAAAGCCTTTTATACCAAGTACCCGCACTCGTTGTTGATGGGATGGCAGTTGTTGTCAGCCCTCTTATTGCTTTGATGAAAGATCAGGTGGATAAACTTCAGCATATTGGAGTCAAGGCTCTTCTCATCAATTCTTCTCTTACGGCAAAAGAAGAAAGAGAGGCAATGTTACAAATAATCAGCGGAGCCGTAAAAGTTCTCTATGTTGCTCCAGAGAGATTTGATAATGGGGAGTTCAACACAAGCATTTATGGCGTCAGAGTGAGTCTTTTGGCTGTAGATGAGGCGCACTGTATTAGCAGATGGGGTCACGACTTTAGGCCATCTTATTCGAGGCTTGCAAAAGCTATTCTCAATATGAAGCCAGAGCGCGTTGTCGCTCTTACCGCGACTGCTACAAAAAGAGTACAGGATGATATTTGCGCCAGCTTGGGTATCGCAGGGGCGAAGAGATTCGTCAAAGGGGTATACCGTCCCAATCTTCGACTTGCCGTGATGTCTGGCTTTGGAATATCAAGAACTGAAGCAATGAGAGAAATTGTGGAGGATTTTCAGAAGGCGGGACATAACACCGGAATCATATACTCACCTACTCGCAATATGGCCGTGAGTATATGCACCTACCTTCAGGAAAGAGGAATTGATTCGACATTTTATCACGCGGGGATGAAACCGGGAGACAGGAAGACCGTTCAGAATAAATGGATGGACAATGGCGGTATTATTGTAGCAACCAGTGCTTTTGGAATGGGGATTGATAGGCCCGATGTGCGATTCGTTATCCATTCAGGATTATCAAGCAGTATTGAAGACTGGTATCAGGAGATAGGTCGCGCAGGGCGGGACGGGAACGAATCACTGTGCTTGACTTTGTGGGATTACAGACAAGACTACGGCACACAGATGATATTAATTGATGTTGTTAGTCCAAGAGGGCAAGATGTTCAGGATTTTTGGGCATGGCTCCGCTCAGTGGCCCTTAGAAATGCCAAACCGAATGATGAAACCGCCACTGTAAACATGATACAAAAAGACATGGGGATGGCGGCGGATTGCGTCAACGTGGGAGGATGTATCTCTTTTCTCAAGAAGAAAGGTCTTGTTAGAAAATTAGAAAGGGGTAAGTATCGGGTCTCGCTGACGGGAGGCAGCAACCTTGACTGTTCGGGGTTGGATAAAATAAGACAGGAGAAAATAGACAAGGTGGATGCCGTTGTCTCATTTTATCAGAGTGGCGACTGCCGTGTCGCTTCTATTTGTGATTACTTCGGCGACACTTCTTTTTCGGGGAAGTGTGGAGCATGTGATAACTGTACCAACGGTGAAACACGATGAGGAAAGAGATAGTTTACTTGGCGGGGAAGATTGACAAGAATGATTGGAGACGACATTTTGTTGGGGATAACGCCGGGCTTTGCGGTCAAAATGAAAGGTCTTCCAGAAAAGAAATGACGGAAGATATTTTGCGAGATGCGTTCGTAGTTGACACGTTACATTCTTCCGTATTTTTTGATTATACTGGGCCGTTCTTCTTTGACTGCGATCATGGGTGTTCACATGGCCCGAGCACACATGGCGTAGCATCTGGATGTGGGTCGGTAACATCGACAGACCTTGATAAAACAGAGAGACAATATGTTTTGAATAACTCGGAAAGACAAATCAGAAAGTCTACTCTGTTTTTTGCTTATATTGAAAACTATGACGCATTTGGAACACTTGTCGAGATAGGTATTGCTCGCGCATTGAAGAAGCGTATTTTCCTTGCATTTGGGACATGGTTGTCGGGACAGCTAATCAAGAAAAGAGTAACAGATATTCAATCAAGTGCTGGCGGCTACGACATCTCGGGGTGCGAATCGCCGACAATTGGTCACGATTTGTGGTTTGCGGCTCATGCTTCTACTATCGTCAGATACTATATTGACGAGAACGATGTGGTAGATGCTTTTCTTTGTATGTATACATCGCAGAGTTATTCGGTTTTTCAGCGTGGGGATAAGATAGAGTCCTGCCTCCAGAAGACTCCAGACGGCTGTCTCACATCGTTGGGGGAACTTAAAATAGTGTAATTTTCTTGGATTCCTCTTCTTCCAGTGCAATGTAGTGCTGGAAGGAGATGTTCTGCATCATGGGAAGAAAACTATCATATTCAATGTTGCTGCTCGCGATCTGTTCGGCAATGGCCGCAACAGCTATTTGCTGCCACCAGCTCCGCGAGAAGCCAGAGCAGCCCGATCCATTTCTCGCAGCGTCCGAAGATTTCAGTGATGCCGAGTTGCAGGCCCAGCTCAATGACGATGCCCGTATAATCGCCCTGACGCTGTTTGCCGAGGCCCGTGGCGAGTCGCAGGCGGGGAGGCGGGCTGTGGCGTCGGTTATCTGGAGCCGAGCCGATGGTAAGCCTTACAGCATGGCGGACGAGTGCTGGAAGAGCCGCCAGTTCTCTTGCTGGAACGGCAAGGACGGTGAAAAGCTGCTTTATCTTCAGGAAGACAGGCTCGCGCCGAAGGAGCGGCAGGTATTCGACGAATGTATGGGGCTCGCCAAGGAACTCATCAGCGGCCAGTTCAAGCCGACCGTCAATTCGAGTCATTACCACAAGTCCACAATCAAGCCCTTGTGGGCAAAGGGTATGGTTAGGGTCGCTGTCATCGGCAGGCACATCTTCTACCGCAGGGCGTGATTTTTGTGGCGCATGCGTTCCAGATAGGATAGGATTCCGTGCATTGAGTTCTAACCAGAAAGGAATGCGGCATGAAAATCAAGGTAGATTGCAGCAAGAATCTCTATAAGTGGCTGGCGAAGGCGGTTCCCGGTTGGTTTGAATGCAAAGTCGAGCCAACACCTCCCGGCCCAACACCTCCCGGCCCAACACCCCCCGGCCCGTCGCCGAGCGGCAAGCTTCTCACTGATTTTCTCATGAAGGGGCAGGAAGGCAGCAAGTACACGAACAACGCAGGACGCACCTCAACACTGTGCATGGCTAATGATGCCGACCGTACTGCAATGGACAAACAGCGGCTCTATGTTGCTGACTACCTGAAAAGTGTTGGGGCAAACTGTCTGCCGATGATCGTGTGCAACGATGATGGCAACAGCGTCAATAGTTACATCAATCCGTGGGGGAGCGGCTGGGGTGGAGAGATTCCCGGTGCAAAAAAAGAATTTCTCGCGTGGATGTACTACTCAGACAATGACAGAAAGATGTTTGGCGCAATGTGCAGTTCCCGTGGCATCAGCCAGATTCCGATCCTGTTCTGTTCAGAGAATCGCGGCGGGCCATTCACGAGCCCATCGTGGGCCGAGCAGTTCATCAAGGACATGAAACTCTTCTTCGTCGATCATGGCAACGTGACGTGGATTTGTACCCATCTGGAAGCGGAGAAGTTTGTCGAACCTGCTGAAGTCAATCGGATAGCTGGATTCATTCGCAAACACATGCCGACCGTCAAGATTTGCGTGCATGCCACGGAGACAAGGTTTGCCAAGTGCGAAGTTGATGCCATCAGTGTGCAGATGCCGTGGCACCCCAAGGACGGGGACGCGCACACGCCCGACGAAGTGGTCAAGGTTCTCAAGACATACCTCGATGCGGGCGCAAAGGCCGTTATCGCAGGTGAATACAATTGGAATTCCGAGGGTGCAGCAGCCAAAGCACAGGGGCAGGCCGCACTGGCAATGCCCGAGTGCCAAGGCGCGTGGTGCGGCTGGTAGAGTAAGGCAGAAATCCGCCCAGACAAAGGCTGACAGGAAAGTGCTCTGCCTGTTGGCTATCCGAAAAACTTCCTTTTTCTTTGGATTTTTACGCTCCTGTTGCAATGTAGTGTTGTAACGAAGGGAACGATGAAAATGACACAGGAAAAGAAAGAAGGTGGCAGGGCTTCTCTGTCATACATTCCGCCGAAAGAGCGGAAGGTCGATCCAACTGAGGCTCCGACGGGATACCGTGCCGTTTCCAAGGCCGACATCAACATATCCCAAGTAGCCAATTTCTGTGCCCATTGCGACTGGCGACCGAACTGCGGCGAAAACGGGCAGTATGTCAACTGTGCCGATGCTGACACACCGCGTTCGCCTGCGTTCAAACCCCGCAAGGATGGTTGCAGTGTGGTATTCAAGCGTTTGTCGTACAACGGAACGGTTTGCGTATAATGAGATACATAGGAGAAGTGTTGTGAAATACAGCGAAAGACTGAAAGAAGTGCAGGAGCGGGTGAACAAGTGTCTCAAGATTTACGAGGATTCTTATTCCGAGGCCAAGAAGAAGAGAGATATTTCCGAGGAAAAAGGAAAGAGTTTCAAATACTGGGCCGAGTGGAACTTCGCGAATTTCATTTTTGTCGAAACCGCCCAGAGAGAGTGGAAATCAATTGCTGATGGAATCAACAACGGTATCGCAACTGGCGTAGACGAACAGAAGATTTTTGAATGGCTGGAAAACAGGCGGAAAGAGTATGTCAGGTGGGTGTTGTCCAACACGCGGGCCGACAGTCGCAGTACCAGTCAGGTGAAAAATTTGATCGAAGACATAGAGCAGGCAGTCTATAAGGAAATCGCAGGCCACAGTAGGATTGATCTGAATTCACTCGCGGAAATACTTGGCATTGATATGGGTTGAGGGCACGAAGGAGAAAGCGGCATAAAGGTGAAATATCACATCAAGAACACGAGTGCGAGAAAGTGGCTGGAGGACTACAAATGGGAGACCGACCACTGGACTCTTTCTTGGAGCAGTGATCGTGCGAAGGCAAAGCTGCTTGACAGGACAAACATCGGGGTTCTTGTGAACGAGATAGGGCTCAGGGGCTGTTCTGCATTCCGTGCGGAGTGGGCTGATAGGCGGGCTCCCGACGGCGTGGTGAGCATGGGCAGGCGGATTGTCCGCAAGAATGGTGTGGTGCGCTTCGCCAGCGACAAGTTCAGGCATGACAATCTGGTTCCGTTTGTGGGGCAGTATATTTTCGTTGAGGCGGAGGACTACTGGATAATGCACCCGCATGCTTTCAAGACGAGCGCGGGATTTGCGGACGGCAAGGCAAATCATATCTGTGACTTAGACCCCGTGGAGGAGAGGCGGTGAACGACGATGACAAGAAGTTTCTCAGGGACTGTGGGTTCTCGACTTCTCGCAGGCACAATGAGATCGAATACAAGGATGGCTCGTTCGCCGATGGAACGTGCGCCCGCATAATTCTGGCATTCCTGCGGGCAGGTAATCCGATCCCCGAAGGCGATGGCTCGGAAGAAGAACCTCGTTTGCCAGAGGCCCCGCCCAAGGAGGGCGAGACTTGCAGGGTGCCGGGTTGCTATGGCAGATTAGTGAGGAGAAAGAACAAGGCAACAGGCAGCGAGTTTCTGGGATGCAGCAACTATCCAGACTGCAAGGCGGCGCACAAGTGCGAGCAGCGGCAGCAGGAGATGGAGCTATGAACAGCCCTGAGCCGCAATTTGCGGGGTTTTAACCCCGGCAGTTAGGCGAAATCAGTTGTTGACACACCTATACCGATGAGGTATGTTTATAGGTATGAAAATTGAAATCAAGAAAGTCGGTTGCGAGCGGTGTGGACATCACTGGATTCCACGCCAGAGTGAAATCAGGATTTGTCCCAAATGTAAAAGCCCCTACTGGGATAGGCCACGGAAAGTAAAATGATCGTTCGCACCTTAAAACTGAAGCTTGCCAAGGCGCAGGAAGCCAAGCTGAATCAGTGGTTATGGAACTTGACAGGTGTTTACAATTGGGCCATCAAAAAGATCGAGCGCAACGCTGCCAACAAAATCTACTTCTCACAGAAGGATTTCCAAAATCTTCTTGCCGAACACAGTAATCGCATGGAAATACCGAGTCACACGCTGCAAGGCACACTGACACAGGCATACCTTGCATGGCAACGATGCTTCAGAAAGCAGGCCAAGAAGCCACGCTTGAAAGGCAAGCGTAACAAGCTGAACTCAATACCGTTCCCCGATCCAATGAAACCACCGAAGGACAATCGTATTTCCATCCCCTGCCTCGGCACACTTCGTTTTCACAAACAAGCCATCCCCGAAGCCAAAATCAAATGTGCTCGTATTGTAAGGCGGGCTTCTGGCTGGTATCTCTGCCTTTGGCTGGACACTGAGCATAAGTTTCCAGTAAAGCAAACCGAAGCCGCTATTGGTATCGACCCCGGTTTTTCCACGCTCTTGACTCTTTCTGACGGCACAAAAATAGAAAATCCCCGTGAGCTGCGGAAGGGCGCAACGCGCCTTGCGCAAGCCCAGCGAGCGCACGATAAAAAGCTCACCGCACGATTGCTTGAAAAACAGCACAATAGACGCAGTGACCGCAATCACAAGATTTCCCGCTGGCTTGTTGAAAACTACAAAACCATCTACTTCAGTGATGACAACTTCAAGGCAATGGCCAAGTTATTCGGCAAATCCATCACTGAGGCAGCATTGGCTGATTTACTACGGAAGCTAAACTACAAATGCCGTACAGGCGGTAGGAAGCTTGAACCAGTTTGTTCACGAAATACCACCATGACCTGTGGATGCTGTTGGGCCTTAACTGGCCCGACGGGCCTTCACGGGCTTGCGGTAAGACACTGGGTATGTTCTGCGTGTGGCGCAGTCCATGACAGGGATATAAACTCTGCCAAGGTAGTGCTCAGTGTCTGGCTCGGAACGAGCCACGAGAGGGAAATACGGCATGTCGCGTGATATGTCAAATACCCGTCAGGAATCTGCGGGGCTTCAGCCCCAGCAGAGGTTCAAAAGAGCACTACCGAAGGATGTGAACACAAGGGCGCGTGACACATAGTAGTATCCCGTGAGCCTTTTCACAATTTTTTGATATTTTCCCCTATGGCGAGAAGATAAATCTTCGTCATTGGAGGAAAAATGTGAAAATCTATAGATGCGATCAGCGGTTCTACTGTACGGCATTACTGAAGTACATACCTGTCGGGGCATTACTGGCACGGTATGAAAACGCCACAAGGCTGGTTTTGCAGGATGCGCCTCAGAGCGATAACTACTGGGGAATCCTGACAGACGGATTCGTATACGATTCTCCGAAGGAAGTGACATGGTTCTATGCCATAGAGCCCCCAGCCCAAACCCTTTTCTCCCTTCTTGATAGCAAGGATGAAGACCAGTATGGCAATGTCAGCGGCACGAGTGACGGATTGCCAGACAACAGTAAACTCAAAGTACACGCGGGCATACCCTATCTTTTCAATCTTGATACGAATAGATGGCACACATTTAGAGCGAGTGGGCCAGTGGGCAATGTGACCCTCGAAATTGACCAAGATGGGGTGATTTTCTAAGGATTGAGAAGGAGAAATGATAATGAAGAAAATGTTGATTGCGATTATGGCTGGTATTCTTGCCTGCGGTTCCGGGTTTGCTCAGACGAACTGGGGCAAAACGGTGATGTATGACAGCAAGACATACAAGTTCCTTGAGCCGAAAATTGTACTATCGAATGACCTTGCGACAGTTGGAGGTAGTGTGTCGAATGCTCAGTACGCTGGTGTGGCGGGCATTGCTTCAAATCTTGTCGGAAGTGCTACTGTCAATGCGGCGGGCTTGACAAATAAAACTGCCGTGCCGCTCAGCGATTTTGGTGCGCCTAACGCTAGTGTGAATATGGGCAATCAGCAACTTACCAATAGCGCGGGAGTGGCTTCTGCTGGTGGTAACTATCAGATAGCTTATTGGGGTGATGGCATTTTCAGAATCCTCGGGTATCATTCATCGCTTTATGATTTGGTTCAGCCGGTATTTTACAATGACTGGCTTGGGTTGCATATCAACACAAACCTGACATTTTCGGCTGGTCATTGGGTTGACTTTAGTGGTTGTACACTAACCAACACTGGTTCAGTAATCCCGGCAGGTTCCAATACAGTTGACTTGGGCACTGCCGCATTGCCATTCCGTGATTTGTACCTCGATACGAATTCTGTGTGGATGGGTGGGACAAAGGTTCTGTCATATAACCCTGCGACAACTTCCCTTGTTGCGAATGTGCCAATAGCCAGCACATCGGGTGCGGTTAGCGTGACTGTCACGGGTACGCCTACGAACGGGCAGGTGATTGCGTGGAACGCCGCTGGAAGTGTGTGGAATCCCACTAATCAATCGGGCGGTGGTTCTAGTTCTCCGGGCAAGTGGACGGTAGTGGTTTCAACAACCAATATCAATGTGCTTGTCGGTGATGTTGCCAAGACATTCGTAATGCAGCCGACAGTCAGTTTGACAAACTACCTACCGAGCGTGGCGTTCAGTGACATAGGGACATGGTACACATTTGTCAAGAATGGGACGAACCGTTTGACTATCAAGGCGGCTGATGCTGATGTGATTGCTGATAGCGGGGCTGGTGCGACAATCTATGATAGTGTCACGAATGAATACTATGCGACAGTCACCTTACAGTTGGCGAATGGAACCAACTGGGTAATAACAGGTGCCCACGGAACTTGGACTTCCACGACTGATTAAGGAAATCGGCTATGGCAGATAAAACCATACATGTGATAGGCAAGTCGGGCATAGTGGATTTGTCCGAACATATAAACGCTACCGGGGTTGTGTTTACTGATTGTCACATCACGTCATTGAATGTCAGTGGGCTGGCTAATCTACAGGCATTGAATCTGGTTAACGCGGGCAAGAATACTCTGACAGTTTTGAATGCGTCGGGGTGTGCGTTGGCATTAGAGTCTGTGGATAACATACTGGCAACATTTGTGGCTAACGGGTTATCGTCTGGTACGCTAAATTTGTCTGGCGGCACTAATGCGATACCTGATGCCGCAGGACTTGCTAACAAGGCGATCTTGGTCGGTCGTGGTTGGACTGTAACTGTGAATTCAGGAAGTTATTGTGCGGTTAATGTAGATTTGTCAGGCCATACGGAGTTAATAACTCTTGACCTTAGTGGCTGTACGATAATGCAGACTCTAAACGTGAGTGGATGCACAAATTTGATGACCTTGAACATCACTGGATGCACGGCATTGACATCACTGAATGCAACAGGATGCACCTCACTGACAACTATCACCGGGTTGTCAGGGCTGACGACAGTGCAGACGTTGAATTTGTCTGGATGTACAGCTTTTAATGGCGACGGCATGGGTACTTTGAATCTGACGAGTAAAACCGCTCTACAAACTCTCAATGTCTCTGGATGCACCCACATAACAACACTTAATGTTGGTGATGACATGAGTAGTTGCACATTACTGTCTTCAATGAATATCAGCGGATGTACGGGGCTTCAGTATCTATGGATGCAACATACCGCACTGACTTCGCTGGCTATTACTGATTTGAATGCTTTGAAACAGGTTAAGGCACATGGGAGTCCCCTCACATCCTTTACGGTTGTGGGAGGAACTTTCTCCAACCTTATTACTTTAGACTTGTCAAACACGAGTTTGGCTTCTGTAAACTTCAGTGGGTTCGGAGGAAGTTTTGTTTCGTTCCAGACTCTCAACTGTAGTACGTGCGCTTCGCTGGTTACTGTAAGTGGTATAGACGCAATCTATCCTATGGACAAGTGGGATTTCTCAAATTGTGCATTAAACCAGACTACGGTTGATGCTATATTGTCTTCTGCTATATCTACAGGTTATTCAGGCAAAATCTGTTATCTGGATGGTGGCTCAAATTCTCCGCCGGTGAACCTAGATAACTATATAGAACTGAGAGATACTCGTCATTGGGATGTACGCATTGCAGAGGCTTAGGATAAAGATGCGGAGACAAAGATGATTGAGATTGCAACGAAAATAATGGCTGTTGGTTCAACGACAGGTTTGGCTGTCTGTGCGCAGATTGATCCAATGACAACAGGCAGAGACCTGAGCGCAATGGGAACATCCGCGATTTTGGGGGTTGTGGCCGTGGTGTCGGTGCTGGCTCTTGTCAGGTTGTATAGAGACAAGGAGAAATCAGCCGAAGCCCATAGCGAGAAACTGGGCAAGATAATCGAGGCATCCACAGCCGCAATCAACACGAATATCGAAACACAGCGTCAGATAATGGTGATAATGATCGAAATCAAAGACGCCATTAAAGGATGCCTGAAGAATCAGGCTCATTAACAGATTTAGTAGAAATCCAGCCGCTCAATCTTTTTTCGTTTTTCTTGTCAACTTTCCCCCTCTCTTGCGTATAGTAGTGGTGTGAAGATAGAAGAGAGAGCGGTTACAATAGACTGGCAAAATGTCAGGGGCAACAAGTTCACTGGCCCCGAAGCCCGCATGGCGTCGGATTTTGCCGAAGTGCTCTGGAATATGGGACTCAAGCCTGATGAAGCCTATGAGATGTTCAAGGATGACAATCTCCCCGTCGGCAAGCGACTATACTTTGCCGAGAAGATTTCGTTCGATAAGGCAACGCTCATGCTATTGCTGGACACGGACGAGCGGATACGAGGCGTTATAGATGCACGGTTAAGAGAAGAAAGGCTGGTGCAGGATGGTGGACTCGTCATCAACACAAGTCGCCGACATGCGTAGCAATCCGAAGGTCGCTGTCGCAGTCAGGGCCAAGATCGAAAAAGAACTGATAAAGGGCATTGTCCATCTTGCCCGTCACAAGGAGTTTTACGGACATATCGTCCAGCAACTCCAGAAGGTCTACGTTTCGTCCGAAGATAGCTGCAAGACGGCGGGAGTGGGCAGAATTGCGGGAGAGCGATTTATCAAGATGTATTTCAATGTGGACTTCTTTACGGACATTCTGGCCAGTGCTGGTGACAGGGAAAAGGGCTGGGCGCAGATGCTCGCCGTAATTGAGCACGAAATCTGTCACATAATTTTTGGCCATTTGTTTCTACACTTTGCTGACAGGACTCGGGGTAGCGTGGCGGAGGACTGTGTCGTTAATTCTCTGATCCCAAAGAATACCCTGCCGGGTGAGTATGTTCATCCTGAGAACTATGGCCTGCCGTTGAATAAATCGGCGATGTGGTATTACGCGCACTTACAGGATAATCCCGAATACAAAAAGCAGTGCGCCGAGGGCAAACTTGGCATCGGAGGCGTTCTGTCAAATGTGATGTCGGGGCACTCCAAATGGGAAGACCTGAAGGATGATCTGGTGGCGAAGGAGTTCGCCAAGGACATCGTGCGGAAGGCGCAGGATTTGTGCGGGAAGAATTACGGCAACATTCCCGGCGAAATCATCGATCAGATTGAAAATTTGCTCAAGAAGGAAAGAGCCATTGTCCCGTGGGGCAAGGTGCTTAGGATGTTCTGCGCTTCGTGCGCTGAGAGTAATCTGGATTACACGGTGAAGCGCATCAGCAAGCGGTTCGCCACGAGGCCCGGCACACGCAAAGAAGATGTGCTGAATCTGGCCGTGGCGGTGGACACGAGCGGCAGTATCAGCGATCAGATGCTCAAAATATTCTTCAACGAAATTCGATGGATATGGAAGAACGGAGCAAAGATTACAGTGTATGAAGCGGATTGTCGGGTGTGCGCAACATATCCGTTCAAAGGCAAATTCACTGGCAAAGTGCATGGCCGAGGCGGCACCGAACTGGAGCCCGCGCTGAAAGAAGTTGAAGGGAAGCATGATGCTGTGGTCTACTTTACAGACTTTTATGCACCGAAGATCGAGAAGCGGTATAGGATACCGACTCTCTGGGTGCTGACGACAGAGCTTGAGAAAAGCGAGTGGCCCGTTAAATGGGGCAAGCATATTAAAATAGATGATGGTAAAGCCGTGGCGGTGTAGGAACTCAAATGCGGTTGACGATGGGTTGTTTTTTTGGGAATGTATTGATCCAAGTGAATCGGCTTAATGGCCGAAAATATAGAAAGGGTGACATTATGGCAAAGAGCCTGTTTGTATGCGTATCGAAGCACATCAATAATCACGTCGGCGAGGAATACGATTCGATCCTTGAAGTCGAAGACAGCCCGACAACCGAAACAATCCAAGATTGGGCCAACCGCATCACTGGTAGAATCAGGAAGCTGTGGCACGAACAGGTGAAGCCCGATGACCCCAATCATGTGGCCATAAATGCAAAGGTGGTATGCCATCTCGACGGCCCTACGCCGTATCATGCGATACTGGCCAATATGCAGATTCGCATGAAGGCCGATGAAAGTGTTGTCATTGATCTGCCTTACGCCAAGGAGCCAGAAGTCACAGACCCCGAAGCTCTGGAACTGCTGAAGAAGTTAGACGGGAAATAACAACTAGAAAGGACTAATATGCCAAGATACATAGACTACCACTCAGACGGTGAAATCAAGGACATCATGGAACGGATTCTGGAGCGGTTCCCGGCCATGTTTGAAGGATTCGACTCCAACAAGATGGCATTCATCGTAACGAAGAAGAAAAAGGCCAAACAGCCGATCAAGATTAAGTCCATCTCATATCCTGCCGAAGTCTTCGTGGGTAAGCCCTACATCGTCGAGTCTTTCGACGCGGCTTGGAAGAAACTCGATCAGAAAAAGAAGAACCTTGCCGTGTTCCGCACGATGTGCGCGGTTCCAGACGGTGGGTTCGATGCGAACTCGAAGTATTACAGCAAAATCGTGAAGCCCGAAATTGTGATGTATATGCGGGAGTATGCCGCTGCGGGCGGAGTCCCCAACTGGATGGAGAATCCTGCGGCTTCCGATCCGATGGAGCGCACCGCCGACGAGATGAAGAAGGATATGCCGGGCGGTATTGTTGCGATACCAGACGCCAAGGCAAAAACAGATGGTAAGGTTGCGCGGGTGCCGATAACGAAAAGTGCCATTGCTTCGGTGGGTTCCAAGTCCGCCAAGGCGGCAGTCTGATGCAGGAACTACCGATACTTTCTGGCGAAAGAAGGGGAAAAAGCCGTCGGTGGAAGCTGGACGAGATTTTGCGTATGCCTGCCAAGCAAAGAAGGCAGATTCAGCTTTGTCGTCCAAAGCGTCGCAAGCGATATATTCATGGGAAATTCACACCCGAAGAGCTGATCGTATACCTGAAAGAAAAAGGTTTTCATTCCGTGCGGCAACTTCAAAAGAACAGTGCGCCGGGAGAACCGCGTTTTTGCGATTACAGAGAGGCTTTCGGGCAATGGTCTGTGGCCTGCGAGAAGGCTTTCGGGAAACAACCCTCAATTGAGCCAGAGGACATAGCATCCTATCTAATCAAGTGCGTGGTTCAGTTCGATCTGTGGACAAAAGAGGCATGGCAGAGAGCGCATGAGTTTCAACCAGATATTGTTCCCTCGGAAAGACGAGTTAGAACCAATTACGGCAAATGGAGCAATCTGTTTGTGTGCGCCAGACGATATTCCCTGAAATTGACGATGGATGAATACCTGAAGCTTAGGAGAAAGCTCGGGCGCACGCCTACCGATCAGGAATGCAGAGACGAGGGAATAGACATGCAGAGAGCGAGGGAACTATTCTGCGGCAAAGCCGAGTTCGATAAATTCATGGAAGACTTGATAAAAGTGGAGCCGATCAGAGATGCGAGACAAACAGGAAATCCTTGAGAAATTTTACGAGCTTCGCGATGTGAAGCTGAAGGAGCGGAAGAAACTGTTCCTATCCCAGACACCGCGTAATTGTCTCTACAATACACGCCTGCGTGTCAAGGATAACGGCAATGTCGGATTCTGCCAGAATCCCATTGTTCTCGGCGCACTCCGAGCGCGTGTGTTCGTGTGTAATGAAGACGATACCGCATGTCACTGCCAAGCGTATCACTGCAAGAACACTGATGAATTTATCGAGCGGGATTTTGCGGAGATACTGGCTTCCCCCGCAAGGTGCGGACATGAATATCCTAAGCTCGCAGTGCTTATCTGGTGCTTGCAGGATGTACGAGGAGCGCACGGCAGGGCCGAGCGGTTTTGGTCTTCTGTTGCGTCTGTTTTCAAATCTGTCATACGATTGATTTATTTTCGGTGGTGGTAAACATATGAACTTTGAGAAAAAGAATGTCAGATGTGTGGCTGTGTATCTCAGTCGGCGTCTCGCTTTATCACGGGAACAGGGATGCCGTTGAGAGAAAATTACGGGATATTTTCGGCAAAGACCTGAGAGAAGTTAGATTTGTTTGCAATGATGTGATGTGGAGTTCGGGCGAGTATTTTATCTTTGTGTTATGCTCTAACTACGAAAGCCACATATCGAGTTTGAAACGCGAATCGGCTTATCTCAAGGTCGTTCCATCTGTTGATCGTCCAAGCTGGATTTCCCCAGAAGAGGTGAACAAGTTCACGCGCTCCGTCAAGGCCGAGGACTCATCTGTGCTCGGCAAGGGAGATATTGTGCGGGTTAAGAATGGTCACTTGAAAAATCTTTTCGGCATTGTTCTCAAAAAATCTCCCCGTAACAGATACAGCACGCTGTTCCGTTTGTGTACTCGCAAGATACTAGCGTCGTTACATGAAAACAATTTGCAGAAGGTAGGCAACATACTCAAAGGAACGACGAATGCAGGCAAGCTACATCGGCAAGAACCGAGAAGAGATGGCGAAGAAGAGACTGGCTGAGGGCACCGACTCGCAGTATTTTTCAGCGGAGCAGGCTCGTCGGCTAAGGCCGCTTTTCAGATTTCTGAATGAGAGGGATAAAGACATCCTGTTCCTTTTCTTTGTTTCGCGGAAGAAGCAAAAGGATGTTCAGCGGATTTTGAATCGGGGCCAGTCGGCTCTGAGCTATGATGTGCGGCGCATTCGGAGGCGTCTCAAATTCATTTCCTATCTGCATTCCGTATTCGACATCTTCGTTAACTTCGTTACGGCAGAAAAAGAGAAGCTATCTACCCATCCCAGATTCGCACACTTTACCGAGCAAGAGTTGGGAATCCTGACTCTGATGTTTTATACGAGCAGTTTCACTCTTACGGCCAAGATAATCAAGATTTCTCAGGTAAAGGTGCGATATGTGTATAACCGCTGTTTGCGCAAGATGGAGGATTATGCGATGTGGGAACCCTATGAGATTTTTGTTGTCATCCGTGCGAATCTCAACATCATTCGTCGAACCTGCAAGAAGCGTCTCTACAAGCCTACCATCCCGATCCTCTAGCACATTCATGATTCTCTTCACCTTTTTCATAATTTTTTGATATTTTGGACTCATGGTGTAGCAGGATTCTGTCAAAAGAGAGGCTTGAATATGGGAATACTCGAAGATTTCAACTGGCACAGCTCGATAGGAATTGACGCATCTTTGGACGGGAACAAGCGATTTGTTTCGCGGATGCCCAACAACAAGCAGGCTCGGATGATGTTCGTGGCCGCAGGTAATGACCTGCTGATACACAAGACTACCAAGTGCCTTTGGAAAGTGAGCGACGATAAGAAAACGATTGAGCCTGTTTTCTCGAATGACATACTAACGGAAGACGAAGTAAAACAGGCGATGTCGGAAGATTAAAGGAGAACGGATATGGACTTGACGGATATGCTCAAAGAGGCGTCGATCATAGATCATTCGTGGTACAAAGATGGAATGCTGAAGCCGGGTGCTCCGACTTTCGAGCCCGTTGCAGAGGGAATGAAGAAGCACAATAACATCAAGCCAGAACTGGAAGTCGAATGGGGCGGCGCGACAACTCCTGATATTGATCTGAATCAGCCTGCTGGTATCGTGCAGCGTAATCTGCCCGATGATGCTATTGGGGATGCGAGTGCCGTTATCGTTTTCGCACGGGATGCTATGAATCGTGGCGTCATGGGCAGGGCACTCGTGGCGGCCCTGAAGGGCAAGTTTGCATCCAAGACGCTCAGGGCAGCCAAGGACGGCTTGCGGAAGCAATTGGCACTGGAGGGTGTTGTTGGCTGTATCGCGGTAGACGGAAGAGGTTATGAGTCGTGCAGGGACGCACTCAAGGCGGCTTCCCACAGCCCCTATAAATACTTCCTGAAGTATGTAATAGGGTGTCAGTGCGGGGAACCCCATTCTATCGCTTCCTTGGGCCAGCGAATGGCCGTAAAAGCGGAAACAATCGGCGGCTCCGTGGACGCATTCTTCGCTTCGACAGATGAAAAGCATGTTCCGACAATGGCATCCCACTGCCGCTCGACAATGATGCCAATACTGGCGGCCCGTGGCGACCTCGATCCATCGGACATGGACACGACCATGATTGATATGATGAACATGAGCGGGCTTCCCGAGGGCCAGTATAAGCAGATATGGGACGACCGCAAAAACAACAAATATTCAAGTAATCTCGAAGCCATCCGCGCCGCGTTTCGTTGGCTGAACCACCGTAAGGAATCTGCCGAGTCCAGTCGGTATGCAGGCAAAGTAAAGGCATACGGTATTTCGATGGGAATGGGAGACACTCCCGTTGACATATCCGCTCCGCTTTCGCCGACTCCTGATGTGGAAATGGGACAGAATGTGCTCGATAATCCGCCTATGCTGAACGAGCCAGTGGCCGAGGCGGCACCACAAGCAGAGTTTGATGATCTTATGGAAGATATACTTGTTGATGCCGCTCCGCCCGCACCCCTCGGCATAAGCATGGTGCAGGAAGAGATGCCTGTTTAGTTGTTTGTGCTGGATACGCCGCGCTATGACGCGGTGAAAATATAGGAGTGTTTCAAATGGCCGACGATGACTTTGAAAAAGCGGATACCGACGCGGGAGCTAATTCTAAACCGATTGTGAGGCCGCCAAACGGTTCAGCATTACCCATGAATGTGATCGAGTATCGCGACAGTCTGATCCAAGAATACCACAAAGGCGCGGCAAGCATCATTGATCGTATCCGTAAAACAAACAAGGATGACTCATCAAGTCTTGTTATCACCCTGATCGAAGAGGTTGTCAAAGAAACCGATCACCTGCTTGGCAACGAATTGGTAAGTGCGCACAACGGCGATTTGCGGGATTCATCTGTCATCTCGTTCAAGCGTGCGGAGGTTCTGGAAAAGGCAATCAAGGCTATACAAACCCGCATGGAGCTGGAGCGAATCAGCGGCCTTGATGTTGACTCCCCAGCGATGAGCATCATCTTTCGCTTTTTCTTCAACAAGGCGAAGGAGACATTCAACCGCATGAATGTCGGTACGGAAATCTCAGATTTGTTTTTCTCAACATACGGGGAAGTCACGGAAAACTGGAAGAAGGAACTTCGCGATACATACGAGGAAATGAAATTCCAGCAGAAGCCGGGAGCGTGATAGGATGCCGAATAACCTCATTGCCGAAATAGCGAAAGAGTTCATTTCGGGCAATACGGAGATTGTTGACATTGTATCGTTCGTGGAAGCTCCGTGGGGCCTAAACATCAAGCTGTTCCCAGTCCAGCGTTTTTCACTCAAGGCGTTTTACGGCCTGCCTCTTGACGACACAAAGCAGGACATCAAAGTTCCAGATGTCATCAATGAAAAGATACTCTATACCTTCACCGAAAAATCCTTCCTGAAATTTTTGTATGAAGAAGGAAGATGTAATACCGATACGACAGAAGGAAAAATATTTCAAGAGCTGGTAATGCCTATTGGCAGGCGTGGCGGGAAATGTCGGGCTATGGAAGATCGTATCGCTACAACGGAGGGCTCTATAACATTTGGCGACCTGCTTGAAAGAAAACATCGTTGTGCTAATATCGGAATATTAACCTATGATCCTGAAACCCTGAAAAGCAAAGTTACGCATGATTTTGAAATATGGGACAATGGAGATGTTGGATGTTTTGAATTAGAGACGAAGAGGGGGTTATTTGAAATATCATCGGGAAACCATCCATATCTTGTGTGGAAGGATGGGGAAGAAAAACCTAGTTTTGTGAGTCTTTCTGAATTGAAAAAGGGAGACAGGGTAGCTATCTCAAATAATGTTGGCCTCTTTGGGAGAGGGGGCATTGGTCTGGGCAGGGCGGCATTACTGGGCTATTTTCAAGGTGATGGCGGCACGACAGAACGTCCGACTATGACAATCGCTTGTCCGACTAAACTTGCAGACTTTACTCATTTGATTCAACAAGAATTTCCGATGTGCAAGGTTAAACCTCTAGGAAAGACCTCATTTCATTATGGTTACAATGTGTTAAAGGCATCGGGTAGATTCAAGCAAGATGGGAGTCAAAAAAATGCTGTTATGGAGTGGCTAAGAGGCGCGGGGTGTATTGGGAAAAAATCCATAGATAAGGAAGTACCAGATTGTATATTCAAAGCGTCTAAGGAAGAGACCGCAATCTTTCTGTCTAGGCTTTTTGCTTGCGATGGGTGGGCTACCGTTGCGGGCCGAGTACAGGAGGGGCACAAGGGAGTGCCCAAGTCATCTATAGGCTACGCTTCGTCATCAAAGAAGATGATTGATGGTGTTCGACATCTCTTGTTGAAATTCGGCGTCCACTCTGTTGTTCGTTTCAGAAAAACAAAGTGCAAAGGAAAGGTGTTTGATTCTTGGGGCTTGGACATCGTAATGAGGGACAGTATTGAGATATTTGCGAAAGAGATAGGAATCTTCGCAAAAGAAGATGCCGTATCTAAGGTCGTGAATATGGCGAGATTGCGAGTGGAATCCAAGAGCGAATTTGATTCTGCTCCAAGGGGGATTTGGAATCGTGTTAGGGCGGCAATGACTGACGGCGGGTTGTCATGTGCCGATGTTATGGGAAAACACGGTGTAGGGAACAATGAAAGACTGCATATGCAGTATTCCCCAAGTAGGAGAAAGGTTCTGCAATACGGAATCAATACCGGGGATAAGTTCTTGATGGATATGGCGACATCTGATGTTCGATGGGACAAAGTAGAATCAGTGAGCCCTGTCGGACTGAGAAAAACGGTTGATTTATGCGTATCTGGTACTCATATTATTGGCGGAGACATTCTTTCTCACAATTCGTCAGAGGCTTCATTCATTTCCAACTACGAGCTGTATAAACTGCTCAAGCGGGGCGATCCGTCGAAGTATTACGGCTTTCCTGCCAATACTCCGATTTACATTATGAATGTTGCCCCAGCAGACGATCAGGCTGGTGGCCTTTTCGACATGATTCACAACATGGCTAGGCAGTGTCCGTTCATAAAGGAACGGTGTTTACATTCCACAATGACATATTTCGATTTGCAGTCGGATGCCGATCTGAAACTCTACGGTAAACCGAAAGCGAATATTACACTGATGGCTGGTGGATGCGCATCCAACAGCTTGCGCGGAAGAAATGCCATCGTAGTAATCATGGATGAGATGGCCCATTTCATAGACAACAACGGCAGGTTCAGCGGTTCGGAAGTATATAAGGCTCTTACGCCGTCAATCGCTTCATTCAGGCGTGATGGAAAGGTTGTCTGCATATCGTCGCCTTACGCGAAGTATGGTGCGTTTTACGAGAGGTTCCAGCAGTCTTTCCAAGAAAAAGATTTCACGCTGATGTTCAAAATGTATTCAGCTATGATGAACCCGACAATCCCGACGGAAATCTTGGCTGCGGCCCGTCGCAGAGACAGGGTTGGTTTCATGTGTGAATACGGCGGCGAGTTCTCCGACACCATCACCGCATGGATTGATGACGAAACCGAGTTCCGAAAGTGTGTCACTCAGGAGCCGATAAAGCTTCGCGGCATATACGATGTTTCGTATTACATGGGCATAGACTTGGGATTCAAAAATGACGGCACCGCAATCGGTATCGTACACAAAAACAAGCAAAACCAAAGAATAGTGGTTGATTATGCGAATGTCTGGTTTTCGGCGTCGTCCGATGTGTGGGAATTTGAAAATGGCTTGTACACGGGATGCAGGAAATACGCGACGAGAGAACTGCTTTCCATTGCAGAAATAGTTGAAGAGATAAAGGAGTTATGTCAGTGGTTCGGAATCAAGGCGGGGATTTTCGATCAACATAATGGCTATGCGCTCGCTGAGATTCTGAAGTCGCAACGTCTGAAACAGTTTGAGATGGAGCAGTTCACTGACACGCTGAACAGCGATGTTTATCAGCTTGCCAAAACGCTCTATTCTGAGAAACTGCTTGAATTTCCGAATCACCCTGTTCTTATTCCAGAACTTCTTACGCTGGAGGCCGAGAAAAAAGCGAAGAATAAAATTGATGTGCGGGCACCGAATCGACGTGGGGCGCACGATGATATCTGTGAGGCTGTGATAAGAGCGGTCTGGTTGTGCCATAAGAATCAGAGCGAACGGCCCTATGCTGTTGCGACGGGGGCTGGAGGTTCTATGGGTGTTTCGGCAAGAATGTTTACGCCTGATGGTATGCCACGGCAGGAAACAGCAGCTACATATCGGCTGAATAAACTGAAAAAGCATGGAGAGCATCCCCGTGGGCTGGATGGCTTCAGGCGGCGCACCCAGAGCGGTGTGAGTATACCGGGGATGCTGGCACGGCGGTTAACAACGGGAATATAACCCAAGCTCACAATTTTTTGATATTTTGCACTCATAGTGAACGATGACAATCTGCTTCAAGGTGCGGCATTGTTGCCGAAAATATGAAATAAGGAGAACGAGATGACTGACAACAAGAAGGTGGTAAAAGGCAATCTGCTTGGCAGAGTAAGGGCCGCCGAAGAATCATTGGCACGGGAAGCAGCCAAGAAGCTTGAGACGACATTGCCAGATGGGCATCCTCTCAAGGCGGAAGTAGAGAAACAAAAGGCACTACTTGGGGGAGATTTGACAGGATTGCCACCGGGTCATCCCCTATTGCGGGCCTTGGAATTAGCCAAGGTGGCATACGAAGCAGAACAGGCGGCAAATAGCTCGGAGATACAGACGCAACCTGCGGAAGTTGACCAGAAGATAAAGAAGGCCAAGAAGATTTCCGAGGCGCAGACTCGCCAGCATGAAAAGGTGGCTCAGGATGACAGGGATAATGCCAGACACAGGGCGGCTAAGGAAGTGAATCAGTCGTTGGATTGCGTGCTGGTGAATATAAGGAAAGCATGGCAGGTGCTGGGAGAAAACGAAGCCATACTAGGCACAGACATGTTCAGCAGAAGAAAAGTGGTCAGAGTTCGCAGTTTGCTGGCGGCTGTGGAGCGCGGATTGACAGATAACAGAATTTCGAGGATGTGATATGGCAAAGCAAAAAATAGTGAGAAATCCGATAGTCGCTTCAACGCAGGATGCTGTGTCCACCGATGTTGTGGCGGGTATGAAGCGTCCAAGGGCAATCGTGGGCAAGTATGATCCAGTGAAGGCCAGAATAGCGAAGAGGATAGCAACGGGAGCTGGCGGTTTTGGCGAAGGCGGCGGACGCGAACGGCAAGCAGGCATGATGATCGACTTTGTTCACATGAGCGCACCGTATTCGTCGGGCTATAAGCTGGATACCTACCGAAGTTCCTACGCATTCGGCCTTGGCGACCGCACGGGTGCATACGATGTGCCGACATATTTTTTGATGATGAATCAGCAGAACGGTGGCTTGCTGTATTGGCCAGTAACGCTTGCTGAAAAATATAGCTGGTACAGGTATTTTTGCTACTACTTGGATGATAACCACTTAGGACAGGTTCTAATGTCCGATGGAACATTGAAATCCATTAAAGATGTTCAGGTTGGTGATGAGGTGATAACGGGTGTAGGTAGTGTTCGTCGTGTCGCTGAAAAAATCGAGAGACAATGTAAGGACTCCAAGGCAGTGGAGATTAGTGCATGGTGTTTGCAAAATACCGCATTGGTGACACACGAACATCCTTTTTACATATTGAAAAAATCACAGGTAAAAAAGGATGAGGGTCATTACAGAGATCAGATGGATTTTTCACCTGAATGGGTAAATGCTGACAGAATAGAAGTTGGTGATTATGTTTTAATGGCTCCATATAAGCCTGTAAAATTCAGCCAGATGACTTGTGAGCAAACCTCATTTCTTGGATATTACGCATCCGAAGGCTCTATTGTTTGGGGTATGAGGTGTGTTAATACCACAAGTGATGATGGAGATGTTAAGGTTAATGGATGGAAATGGCATCAAGAAAAGACAAAGGTTCCTATTGGTGTTTCCTTTACATTGCACAAGGACGAAGAAAACAGTGTTGGTAAGAAAATTCTTGAACTATCGTCATCTGTATTCGGTGTGAACGGGAGCATTGTTCGCAGGAGAGAAAACCACATTGAGATACTTGTGAGTGGTAGGAATGTGGGTGAATTTTGTCATTTACATGTTGGTTCATACAGTGCAGAGAAAAAACTATCCAAGGATTTGCTTGACTCAACTATAGAGGCAAAGAAATCCTTTTTGCTCGCATATGCTGAAGGCGACGGGCATCAGTATCTTAATGGAAGCAATAAGGGCAAACTCCTAATAGCGACAGCATCAAATGATTTAGCATCGCAAGTTCAATTGCTTGCCATTTCAGCAGGGGTGATGTGTCGTATTGCTAAGTATGAAAGAAAGAATGATAAGTGGAGCGACAATCCAATATGGCACATAACAATACCTTCTTGGAGTGCCGATTCTTTAATCACTGGGTCTACTAAGTGGTCTGATTCTGGTTCAGACGGTGACAAGCATTGTGCATTTTTTATCAACGGATATGCAGCATTCAAGATAGACAAAATATCGTACATGGAAAAAGACGATATCGTTTACAATCTTGAACTGGATGCCGAGGGCGACGAAAAGTCGTACATGTGTAATGGAATGGTTACGCATAATTGTCGAAGTGATGCTTATATTGGTCGTGCTCTTGAGCTTCTCACCGATCTGCCGATGAGCAAGATAACGCTTAATATGCCAAAGATGCCGAAGGCCAAAAGGGCATTACAGAAGGAAATACAGGAATTCTTCACTTATCAGTTGGACGCGATCAACGCATTTGATCTGTGCCAAGATATTCTGTGGGAATATAATATGATCGGAAATTGCTTCCCCGCAGGCCATCTGGTCCACACAGAACAAGGAATGATGCCTATTTGTCAGATACGAGAGAATGACAGGGTTTTAACTGCATCTGGACAGTATGGCCGAGTTAATGCTATTTCTCGCAGGCATGTTTCGGAATGGCTCATTGACTTGGATATCGCAAGACTTCCAGCTATTGAATTCACACCGACATCGGAACATCCTGTTTTCATACTGAGAAACGGGCAAGAAAAAATGGTTCCCGCCAAAGAAATAAGGAACGATGATTACATAGGAATCGCATTTTCGACAGAGGTTAAGGATATTGAAGAATATGATATTCGTTCCGAAATCTTAGGTATCTTGTCTAATAGGTATGATTCTGTTGAGGTCAAGAATCTTAATAATGGAATTCAGGTATTCGTATCTCATAAAACCCCAACTGGTGGTTCTGATACCACCAATGAAATAAAAGATAAGCTTATTGCGTGGATGTCTTCTTTAGTCGAACCGGTGGATATGACATGCGAGAGCGTTTCAAAGATTCTCGGCACTGACAATATTGTAAGAATGAGGAATGTTGCGTATTCACTCAGAAAGAGGGGGGTCATCCGCACAGAAAGAGGACGCGGGGGCCATCACGGCAGTTCAATCCGTTGGTTCCCCGTTTCTGAGAAAAAGAACGCTCCTGATTTTTATGGTCGAGTATTCAACAAAACATTTGATAGTGACATGGTATCTGTTTGCGTGGATGACGAATTCATGTATTTGCTGGGATATTGGATGGGTGATGGATGGATTTGGAACAATAAGAGGCCAACATCTTATCAGTATTCCACATTTGATATTTGTATTGCTAGAGATACGCCACAGGTTAATAGGTTGTGTTCCGTAATGGAGTCTGTATTCGGCTGCGATGGATTTGAAAAGGGGATTGGGGGAATATGCAATGATGATCTGTTCCATGTTCTGGTGAATGATCCGATCTTTTGTTCGTGGTGGGCACACCATTTTGGATACGACTGTAAGAGCAAGCGAATTCCCAAGTGGGTAATGGAACTTCCCCCCAGTAAGCAAATATGGTTGCTGCGAGGTATGATTGATAGCGATGGATTCATATCCAAAACTGATAGAGAGGCCGTGGCAGGAATTACAAATACAAATGATTCGCTAATGCACCAACTATTCCAGTTGGGAATAAGATGCGGAATTCCGTTCTGCTTTGGCAAGTCAAAACAGCGTGACATAGAGATGCCACGGGGCGGAACAGCCAATTCGGAAATATACTATCTTAAAGTTTCAGAACCCGATCATATTCGCGCTTTAACCGAGGGGTGTGTAAAAGAAATTGAAATTGATGGTTCTTCGAGCGAACATCGTACATTCACATACGAAATCAAAGATGGTAAATTCTATTTTAAGGTGAACAACATCGGAAGAAAATACCACGATGGGTATGTTTACAATTTTGAGGTAGACGGGGAGCACACATATTGCACAAACGAAATTCGCACACACAACTGTTACGTTTTTCTCGAATGGTCCGACGAAAAGAAGATGTGGAGCCGCGCTGTTATGCTTCCTCCCGAAGAGGTTTACATATTCCAGTATCCGTTCAGCGACAACAAGCGTGTCGAATATCGCCCCGAGCGGCTCGTTAAGATGATCCGAGATGGCGCGACAATTGTTGCTGGGATGTCGGCTACATCGGCGATGGAAGGCAATACTTGCGCACGGGCCGATCTGGAACAGAAAATTCTGGAGAATCTGCCACAGGAGCTGGTTGAAATGGTGCGCACCGAGGGCTGTATTGTTATGGACACCGATCCGACAACGGGCAGTTTTGTGCATCATTTTGCTCGTCGTCGAAGTCCGTATATGGACTTGGGCGTATCTGTATTGGAGCGCGTGTTGGTGCCGATGCTTCAGAAAGAGCATTACAAATACTGTCAGCTCTCGCTGGCGAGCCGCAACATGACGCCGAAGAATTTGATTTCGGCTCCCGGACTTATGCCCGAAGAGGTGGATGCTCTCAGAACACAGGTTGATTTGTCGTATCTCGATCCCGAGTATTCCGTCATCACCAACTATGAAATCAACTGGGAGCAGATTGGCACAACCGACAGGTTGATTGATCTTGACCGCGAGTATGAGCGGATTGAGAATCAGGTGTTTGCCGCTCTTGGTGTGACTCGCGAGCTTCTTACGGGAGAGGGAACATTCACGGGTGGCAAGGTAACGGTTGAAATTCTGAATACCATGTTCCTGATGAGCAGAGAGATTCTCAAAAACTTCATCGAGAAGAAACTGTTCATCCCTATTTGCGAGGCGCACGGTTGGTATGAAGAGGGCAAGAACGGTATCAGGAAATACATCTACCCGCAGGTTGGATTCAACCGTCTAACGATCAGGGATAATGCGGAAGTGTTTGATTCGCTATTCCAGTTGTATCAGAAGGGCAGCTTGCCTGTTGACATACTGTACGAGCTGTTCAATTTGAACGTGGACGAAATCAATAACAAGTTGCGGAATCAGTTGTTCACGGTGAAGGATGCCACATCTAACCGTATGTCGGAAGAAGTCAACGCGGAAGTTGGCCGCAAGCTCGTCGATGCGACTGACATCGTCGAGCGCGTGGCTCGGTATCTGGGCGTCAAGATGAAACCGCAACAACAAGATCAGGCTGGCGGCATGGGTGGCGGGGGCGGTGGCTTTCAGCAGGGTTTTACAGATTTGGAAGGCGAACCGGGCACTGCCCCGACGGGCGAATCAGAGGGCTCCCCTGTTCCACCCGTTGGCGATAAAGCAGAGGAGGCTGATGGCGAGCCCAAGGGCAAGACAGACCAGCTCGCCGAGGCAATAGCAGAGAGCCTACCGCCTGAAGCGGACGAGAACGATGTGGAGCAGATCGTGGAAAAGGTGTCCGAACTTGAGAGTAAGGAATAGATCGGGAATGCTGTCAGATGCGCAGATCGAAGAAATTGCGCAGGCTGCGCTGGACGCTCTAGGCGGTAACGCACAGAGTGAAGACGATGTGTATCCTTCTGAATCTATCGGTGAAGGCACCGTCATGCTTTTTGACGAAGATTCTGGAGAACAGCGTGAGGCACGGATAGTAGCAAGAATGCTCAAAGGAAAAGTCTGGCCCACTCAGGACGCAATGAAGAAGTATCTCAAGGAACATCCTGACGCCGATAAATCCCTACACAAAGTCGAAGAGACACAGAAGACGCCCACGAAGGAAGACGATCCGAGCCCGCCAAGAGCACAACCAGAGAAAGAGCCCGAAGGCGTGGAGCCCAAGCAAAAGAAGCCCGAAGAGAAGCCGACTCAGAAGCCGCAGGAAAAACCAGAGCAGAGGCCAGCTCCGCGCAAGGAGAAACAGGCCCCGCAGATAAGCGTGGGAGAGAAGCTGGTTCAACAGGTTGGAGAAGCCGAGGCAAAGGAATGGAACACCCACACGATCCACAAGAACCAGCTTACGTTCGGAGTTACCGTGCGTTTTCCAGATGGCTCTGAGAAGAAATACGGCGAACTGGAGCCCGAAGAGAAACAAAAAGTATTAGACGCGATGGCAAGCGGCAAAGCTGCCCATAAGGGTTTCAACGACTACAACAAAGTTGATTCATCCACCTACAAAAAGAACATGGATAACAATCTCGCTCGGTATGAAGACGAATCGGTGCAGGTTGCCAAGGATGACAGCAAGGACGAGGTGACGAAGGATAACATATCCGACTTCTCGAAATCCCTAAGAGGGAACGGGCGCAACATCATCAAGAAATATTCCAAGTCTATGTCTTCGATTTCCCGTCCGATGGCTGAAAGCTATGTGGACACAGTGGCGTCGAGTATTGAAGAAGGAATCAAAGATGGCTCCCTTTCGGGAGTCAGTCAGGCCGACTTGGACGAATATGTGCAGGATGACATCAAGCGCATGGTGCATCAAGAAATCGAATCAAGGGGCCGTTCGCTGGGCGATCATGGCCTGCGGCATCTGGTATCCAATACCCAGAACTCAACGCAAATGCTCGGCGAACTGCAAAAGAGCGGCATTAAGGTTACAGGCAGGGACAAGCTGATGGCTGCTACAATCATGGCAAACCATGACGCTGGATATACGGTGGGTGTTGCCGCAACAGATATCAGCAAGGGTGGCGCACATAAGGCCCAGTCAGAAACACTGGCTCGCGATGAAATGGACAGATATTCAAAGATTTTCGGAAAAGACAACGCGGAGAAAATCGCTCATATTATCGGCACACATGACTCAACAGACATAGACTGGGAAGCTGATCCGTTGGCGTCATCCGTTCGGCTTTCGGACAATATTGCACTTTTTGGACGGGATAAGGTGCAGGACTTGTTCATCCGCTCTCCAAAGGCCATGAATCTCGCGTGCAGGATGCGACTGGCTGCGGAGGCCAACCCGAAGGATGCAAAGCTTCTGGATTCTATAAAGCAGCAGCTTCACAAGGTGGTTGACAGCGAGGATTTTGATGACTCGGACAAAGAGTCGATGCACCGTCAGGTCTCCGAGATGAACGAGGACAAGTATTCGACTACGGTGGACATCCTGAGTCGATTCAGCGGTCGAATAAAGGGTTGCAAATTTGATGCGAGCCACAAGGTCATGGACGTGGATATGGCGTATTCCCCCGAGGGTCAAACGGTAGACTCGTTGTTTGGTGATGCAGTGGCGGGCCGCCAGTTTGCCAAGTTTGTCAAGGATATGGGTGGTGCGCCAGTACAGGGGAAGACGGGCAAGACCGTATTCTCGTCCAAGGGCAAGGAAGTATTCCAGTTGGATATTGAGGGTTTTGACGACGAGCCGACGAATACCGCTACTACTGACGCCATGCAGGAATTTGTACAAAAAACCGCCCGTACTGAGCTGCAAGACGCCCGCAAGCGGATGCTCCCGCCACCCGATGTGGCCGAGAGGAGCGTTGACGATGCCTTCGGCGTGTTGAAGAAATCTCGTGGCAAGTTCAATGACGATGAATGGGGTAGCGTTGAAAGCCTATTCAAAGAGAAGAAGGACAGTCCCGACGAGCTAAACAAGGCTCTAGCCCAGTTCCCGTTGCTGGAATCGGAACGGGCATATTTGGAGTCAAGGGTGGCGAGAATCGCCCGACGGATAGCGGCACGGTTGGAACGCGAAGTCCATATTGCAAGTAGCATTCTTCGGTTTGTGCGGTAGGTTCCCTATCCATTCACAATTTTTTGATATTTTGTCCTAAAGTAAAGGCATATTTCTTTAGAAGGAGACCGAGAATGAGAATTCAAAGACTAATTATCGCGGCAGTGGCAACAAGGAGCGTTTTTCGCAGGTTTGCCGAACTTTCCGAAGACGAGAAGAAAGAGGTCGTCGAGAAAGTCAAAACCAAGATGAAAGACAAGGCCGATCCAGACGACAAGGAAGAGGCTCCAGAGGCCGCTCCGCAGGAGGAAGAGGGGAAGCCTGATGCAGAGCAGCCTCCCGAGGAAGCGAAGCCCACAGGCGACGCAGAGGAGCCTGCTGGAGAGGAAGACGACAAGGGCGACAAAGAAGACGAGGATATTTTTGAGGACGAGGGAGACGAAGGGGACGAGGATGATGCCAATGAGGAAGGCGATGACGATACCGAGGAGGTAGAAGAAGTCGAGCCCGACTCCACTGAGCCCGAAAATGCTGAACCAGAGGCAGAGCCCGATGGCGAAGAGCCGACTGGCGAGCCTGTCGAAGTGGACGAAGACAAGAAGGGCGAAATCGAGTCCATAGTCAACGATCTGGTGAGCGAAGTGAAGACCATCAAGCAGGACGGGCAGGTGGCCCCGAAGGACGTGATGGGCCTGATCCAGAGCATGATGGAGATGGTGAACCTTCTCGTGCAGGCGAAGCCGCCTACGCGCAGGCGCGGCAGACGCGGCGCGACACGCGAGTTTGAGATCGCTATTAGGGTAGCTGATTCCGAGATTCAGGTTGGCAAGCTGGTGAAATACTCTCAGAGTTATCTGAGAATGATTAGCGATCCGATGAGCGTTAAGAATTGGACTGGACTTGTCAAATCAGTCAGACAAGTGGGCAGCAGAACAGTGGCGGAAGTGGCATGGAATAGCGGAGAGACGAGAGAAGTGGATGTGAGGAATCTTGATCTAATTCCCCGTAGTGAAAGACTACTTCACAGATATTCAACGACGATTGCAGGTATCGACATTTCAGTTGGCGATAGTGTGATGTACTCTCGTAACTTTCTCAGGAGTATTGGCGAGTTTGGAGAGATGGGACACTGGAAAGGCGTCGTCAAGTCTGTTCGTCCGATGGGTGGTATGACTCTGGCGGAAGTCCAGTGGGATAATGGGGACGCGCCGATGAAAGTGAATGTCAAGAATCTCATCTTGACTTCCCGCCGCCATTTGGAACTGGCATCCGCCAAAACCGCAGGCCACTCCTATACGGTTGAAGCGTTCAATGTCGAAGTCGAAGGCTGGCAGCCGTTCAATGTGGATGTCATTAACGAAATCAATCGGAATGTCTGGTTTGACTACCGTGACGATCAGGGCGATATGTATGAAGATGGCCATTTCCAGATTACTGGCACCAAGCGACTGACTCCGCCGATGACATACAATCAGGAGCAGGAGATGAAAAAGCGGAGAGAAGCCCCCGTGACACAGGTTCTGGGCAGGATTCCAAAGGGGTCGGCCCCCACCGCGCTCAAAGCGTTGCAACAACAGCTCGGTAGGAAGTTCAATCTGGTGGTAAGGGAGCTTCGGTAGATGCTGATGGAATCCATAGCTAAAGCGATCATGGCGTCCCGTGGGAATCAAACAGAACGGAAGGACAAGGATTTGATCCAAGATACGGGCGGCAAGTCTAAGGGAATCAGAGATCGGGAGCCGTTTCAAAAGCCGCCGAGGGACGAAGACAGAAAGCCATTCAGAACGAAGGATAGGCCAAACGAGGAACGGGATATGGATACGGATAAGGATACAGACAAGAAAAACGACAATGACACCCGCATATCGGCGATAGTGACGAGGCTGACGCACGGCCATTTGGCAACCAAGGTGGCCAATATTTCTGTTGCTAGATCGTTGCTTTCCCGAATGCCGCCGACATTTAGGCAGGCGATAGGAGCGTAGGACATGGACAAGGAAAGGATAGCCAAAATGGCAGAGAATATTGTTGCTCAGGACGAGATTGTGCCGAACGAGCCGACGGCTGTTGCGCCCGATGACGACGATGCTTTAGGCAATGTCGATCAGGCGTTGATTTCCATGCTCGCGGCGTTACAGATTATTGATGAGAATCTGCCCAAGGTGAAGGCAGATAGCGTGCCGCAGCGTGCCGCACTGGATGCTGCCAAGGATTTGGTGGACACGGCCATCAAGCCATATATGGCGGACATACTGAAGGTGATGCAGGTTTTCGGAACTTAACACAGGAGAACGACGATGGCAGCAAATGAACGAGTCGAGTATACGATCAAGGATATTAGTCATGAGCAGTTCGCGCAAGTGGGACGAACCATGTTTACGCCGGGAAAGGCGACAAGCCTGCCGAACGATATGAACTGGCCGTTGGAACGAAAAATTCCCGTCGGGACACCAGTGTTTGCCGAGGCAACACACGGCCCGTTGGATATGACGAGGGTGCGGATTATCAAGCTGGGCAGAAACAGCGTTAGCGATCAGACACTTGTGTCCGTGCCTGCCGATCCGCTCAATACCACACAGATCAACGATGGACGCAAAGAGCGCACGGCTGGTTACGACTGGGCGACAGAATCGTAGAAAGGAGCCATAATGAATCTCTATACCTGCAATGAGTCCTTCTATCTGGGGAACATCTACTACGAAGACAGCTTCGACTTCTGCCGCATCAAGGTGGGCGAAGTCATTGGTGTTCTGAGCGGCTCACCCAGTGTTTTCGTCAAGGGGCAGGTTGTGGCAGGGCTGCCCGTGCCGAGCGCATACGCATACCTGACGCTGACAGGTATCGTGCCCGATCCTGCTGTTGGCGGCGCGGTGCCAGCGGCACCTGTGGCTGTGCCAGCACTGCCCAATTCGGCAGGAACGCAAGGAACGTGGGCATTTGACGGAACCTACTATTATTGGGCAATCGCCAACAATCAGTGGGTGAGAATGAGTTGCATAACCGTGTGGCCGTAAAAGGAGACATCATGGCACTGGATTTCGGATTGAGCGATACGGAAAAGGCGGTTGCGGAATTTTTCACAGAGAACCCGAGCCCCGATGACAAAAAGTTTCATGCGTGGGCCGAGAAGCAGGGAATCGAAGTGGATAAGGCCGAGGCTTGCGCATATAAGCTGGCTACGCTTTTTACCGATTTCCTGTGCTACGGCAGGGCGAACGAGAAGGGGTTGCAGGAATCCGATGTGGACAAAAAGGAGCTGGCGGCTGGCATAAAGGTGGAGAGAGAGCACACCCAGAACGATATGGTTGCCACCCGTATATCCCTCGATCACGAAGTCGAGTTCCCCAAGGACGCACCGCTCACTTATTACATGGCCCTTCCCCTGATGGAAAAGCTGATAAAGCGTTTGGCAGAGGTTGACAAGAAAGAAGCAGACGAAGCCATAGAGGCTTTCCGTAAGCTCGCTGAAGGTCAACTACCCGCAGTATTGCGGGCTTGTAAGGAGTAGAGATGCCAACTCGAAACAAACGAGTTAAACAGGAGACTAGAGTGGATAAGGTGGATGCCCGTAAGGGCAGCCGCCGTCTGAACAATCTGTGAGCCGCAATCTGCGGGGATTTATCCCCGGCAGTTAGGCGAAATCAGTTGTTGATTCTGGAGAAAGAAAATGACAACGTATAGACATCGTTCTTTGACAAGGTATGCCAGTTCCCGAGAGAAAACGCCTTCTCGGGATAAAACCTTACAGGCAGAGTGTGATAAATCTCACTGTCGTACAGACAGAGACATAAACACACTCGATTGCTCTAGCGGTGATCCCACCGCTTTTGCGTTTCGCCTTGATCGGCTTTACAGGCTATTTCTTAACAGCTATAGCCAGATGAAGTCGGCCTGTGGTAAGAATTTATCAGGGTGTCTTGCGGGACACAGTATCTCTGGTTTATTCGGGGTTGGAACAACCCACGAGGAAGAATCGAGTTATGTTGATTCTTGTCAGGAATCTGCGGGGCTTCAGCCCCAGCAGAGGTTCAAAAAGCTGATAGCAGGTGCTGTGTTGGGATTGCTGCTGACCGCAGGTGTCAGTTTGGCTGGACAGGTGCATGGACTGATCGACAGCTCTACTGGTAAGGAAATACCGATCCTGTTTTACGATGGCGTGAAGACGCAAATGATTACTCAGGCGGCATGGCTGTATTCCCCGTCAAGCGGCGTGACGAATACCTATGTGACGATAGGGGCAAGTAACTTGTTTGCTGGTGCGGGCTCAACTGGACTTATCACCGCCGCTATCGCCGATGCTGGCAAATTCCTGCGGGCGGATGGCACATGGCAACCAGCGGCTGGTGGCGGTAGTGTTGACAGCAACTACTTCAGGAATGTGGTAAATCATACCAATAGGGGCGCGGTATCGGTGAGCGACTGGGGTGCTGGGAGCATCAACCTTGGCGGCGGCACGGTGTCGAACGGTAGCGGAAGTTTTTCTACCCTGACCGTCTCCAACCTCTATGCACAGTTTGCTTATGTCACAAATCTGTATGTGACGAACATTTGGACAACCTACACGAACCTGTGGGTGCAGGGTGATGTGCAGGTTGATGGGACAATCACATCGATCTGGTATCGGGGTTCAGGATTCTACATCCATGATCTGAATGGCACAAACATTCTCAACGGTACAATCGCTGATTCTAAAATCCAAAGTGCGGCAAACTGGAACGCTGCCTATGGCTGGGGTAATCATTCCACGAATGGATATATCACATCGAGCGGTGCAGTAGCCTATGCCAGTGTCGCAGGGTTTGCTACGAATGCTTCTGTGGCTGGGTTTGCTACGAATGCTTCAGTGGCTGGGTTTGCTACGAATGCCAGTGTCGCTGGGTATGCTACAAATGCTTCTGTGGCATCTACGGCTACAAATGCCGATTATGCTTCTGTGGCTAATCAGTCTACGAACGCTCAGTATGCCACCAACGCAGGAACGGCCTCTTATTCTACAAATGCAGGTACTGCTGGTTACGCCACTAACGCAGGAACGGCCTCTTATTCTACAAATGCAGGTACTGCTGGTTACGCCACTAACGCAGGAACGGCCTCTTATTCTACAAATGCAGGTACTGCCTCTTATTCTACAAATGCCGATTATGCTTCTGTGGCTAATCAGTCTACGAACGCTCAGTATGCTACCACAGCCAACACAGCAAGCAATCTGAACATGTCGTCAAGTATCATCCCTAATGCTTCAAATGCCTATGATGTGGGCTCTGCAAACTTCCCTGTCCGTGACCTGTATCTCGGCACAAACAGCATTTACATGGGCGGCGTGAAAGCATTGAGCTACGATCCGTCAACTACCTCCCTCGTATCCCATTCTTCGTCGCTGACAATCGGTGAAGGTACTTTGGCATCGGTGTCAGGCGGTGCTAATTGGACTGAAGCTACTGCTGGTGCTGGATGGCTGGGACGATATGATTTCGCCAGCACCGTGTTCAACAACAAGATGTGGGTGATGGGCGGGTATTCTGACAGTATAGCAGATTTCACCAACGATGTCTGGTATTCGGCTGATGGTACGAATTGGATACAAGCTACCGAGAACGCAAGTTGGGGTAAGCGTAGTGACTTCCGTACTGTGACCTTCAATAATCAGATGTGGATATTGGGCGGTGACAATTCAGGGACCCATTACAATGATATATGGTCATCGCCTGATGGCACGAACTGGACAATGGCTACGGCTGCCGCTCAGTGGTCTGTTAGACGAGGGCATGGTGCCGTAGTTTTTGATAACAAGATGTGGGTAATGGGTGGAAATTCGGGAATTAACACTAACGATGTATGGTATTCATCAGACGGTACTAATTGGACACAAGCCACTGCTGGTGCCAGTTGGCCAGTTGACGGGCATTTCGGATGTGTTACTTTCGCTAACAAGATGTGGGTGATCGGGGGCGAGGGCGGTGAGGCTGTACTTCCAACAAATTCTGTCTGGTCTTCGTCAGACGGCGTAAGCTGGACTGAGGTTACTGCCGCCGCTCCGTGGGTGCCTAGAAACTATTTGGGGTGTGCTGCTGACTCAAATGCAATATGGATAACAGGCGGTTGGACTTATGATCCGGCTACAAACGACGTATGGTATTCTACCGATGGTCTCAATTGGACACAAGCCACTGCTGCCGCTGGTTGGGGCTATGCAGTAGCCGAGCATCAATCGTTATTCTTCGATACTAAACTGTGGATTATGGGCGGGTATGCTGACGCTTCTGACTTCACAACAAACGCAGTCTGGTATTCCACACTCACATCTATTCCGGCTTCCACCCCTGTTGTTCTCACCGTACAATCCAACACGCTTTCCATTGGCAGTGATATGACGGTCAACGGTGGCGTC